TTTTCTTTTGCCAGCTGAAAGTTTTTTTCTGCGTTTGGCTCATCATATGCTAGGAAAAATTTTTCCATATTGGACTCTTATTGTAATAGGTCTGTCCTAACGAAATAGATTCAGAATAAAGATCTAATATGTATTCGCTTTGATCTTTATCAAAATAGGCCCAGTTTAAACCTAGTTCTAATTTTATTTTTTCACCTAGTGATTTTATTTCTTCTACAAGACCCTTGTCGTTATCATCAACATAGGGTTTCACATACTGACCATAGATTCCCTGTAATATGTCAAAGTCTCTAACTTCACGATAGTCCCAATCTGTACAATAGGCTAACCATGTACCTAATCTCGCACCATATATAGCATAAAGCCCATTATTAACGTGAGCCCCTACAGAACTCCAAATACGAAGTCTATGTATGTTGTGCCAGTAGATTTCTTTCGTGATTAAAGACTTGTGTACTTTTACACCGTTCTTGGTCAACATCTTTACTCCTTCGCGGAAGCCGGCACGCCAGGCCTGTAAAGGAGTAGCATTTATTATAGTGTCGCTGAATACTGATGGAAAGTTCATATAACCTTTTTCCCAACAGAAATCAACTTGTGCGTTTTCTGATTCAGCAGCTTCATGCGTTTTCATCTGCTCTATGAAAGATTTTTTCCATATTTTTAAACCACCGTTGCCATAACTTAGATGATTAATATTGTTTTGACCGCACCAGCTATACACTTCTATAGCAGGTAGTTCCTCAAAGGCAATATCAAAAAAAGCTGGTCGTACTTGATTATCACCATCAACAGTTACTAACCACTCTGTGTTAGATAATTTTGCTGCTGCTTTATGAGCATTATCACTGCCTTTGACTCCGTGTACACGTTGAGCCCAGGGTGCCTTAGATAGCAGGTCAGCCCAATTTATTTCAGCATTAGGCTCATCATAGGAAATAAAAATAATATCTAGATCTGAAACTTTCATTTTATAGTGTAACAAGCTGAAATAAAAATCTTTCTATAATACAGACTAAAATCATTGGCAAACAATTTAGTAGGATTCATGTCTGTTATCATAAATTCTTTTTCATTGTTTTCATCAAACTCATCAAAATTACAATTAAAAGTCTGATAGTGTGCGTTAATATCTCCCTTGCCGGTAAGATGTAAATCGAAACTATTCTTAGAAGGATCTGCTTTAGCAGATGGCGGTCCATTGTATTTTACGATCATACGAGGTGAATGATCTCTAGTAAAAACAGTGACTACTAGATCAGTAGTTTGATTGTTCCTAGCTGGGGAAAACGGTAATTGAATGAATTGATTAAAATCAGGATCATTGTCTAAAGTTTCTTCTATGCTATAGATCCTTATACTATTACCGTCAATATTAACTTTATAGTTGTGTATATTTTTAACACCTCGAGATATTTCGTCAAACAATGGCTGGTATTCGTCAGGAACTGTGATTACCTGTAGAGTGGGATCATTGCTTTTAACAATAACAGATTTACTACCTCCTACTATATCCCCGGTAGTAGTTCTTACTACGATGTTATGTAACATTTTTAAAATTCTCCATCATGATGTTATGATAGTTACTTATCATATCCTGTGTGAACAGATCTTTTTGACTGTAATGTATGATATCAGTTTGATTAAAACTACCTATCTTAAATCGATTCAGCTTGTCAAAGTAATAACCAACTTCTTTGCCCATTTTTTGTACATTGGTTTTGAACCCTTGTATCCTAGGTTTTAGATGTACAAATCGAGGAAATTCTAAATCATATGAAATAGTATCTTCTAAATCTAATATCTTTGCTGCTAAAGAAAATGCTTCATCTGTGCCTACAACTTCTGGTATATCTTTATCAAGGAAATAATTTTTAAATTCAGTTGGATAATCTATGATATATCGACCCATGTTGAAAAATTTTTCAACAATTAATGATGTCTTATCAAAAAATGTATACGCCGAATATAGGATAGGCAATTGATTTTTTTCATATGTTTGTCTATAAAAATTATCAGTAACAATATCGTCTCTAAATGTCTTTACCTTATTAGTCACATAAATTTCTGTATTAGAATTTATAAAATAATCAATCCAATGACTAGTATCTCTGACCATCAACATATCAGCATCAAGACAGACTGTGTATCGCCAAGGGCTTAACTGATCCATATATGATCTACCATCCCAGTGCTGTTTTTTATCCCAGAATATAACTTGATTAAACACAGGACTAGAACTAATGACTGGTATCGTTTCCTTATCATCTGTTATTAATGCTACTTTATCGTATCCTTGTTTCTGTGTGGCTTTTATAGATAAAGCCAACAAGTAGGCCATCGACAGATATTCATTGGTGCTAGATTTAGAAATGACTACAAGATATCCAAAATCTTTCATAGAGATAGAATCTCCTTTTCAAACTTTAGAATGTCTTGTTTTTTCATAATATGAATAGAAGAATTTTTTATCGATAGCAGAGCAGTTTTATCAAATGCGTCTACAGAAAAATGTAATCCGTGTTCGTTAACATTTATTAATGTGTCAGTTTTTGTCATCCATATGATAGACGGCAATAAATTCGCACCTTCAACAAATCCATTATAAATGTGATTGGCTAATGTAAAAGCTATATCATTCCTAAAAATCCTAGGATTAAATTTATGTATATCACTAACAAATCGATATTCTGTTTTGATGTACTTCATTGTATCGAACACTAATTTTGCTGCCTGATTTTTTGTAAACATCATAGCAGTAGCCCATCTCAATCGCATAGCAGTATCAGATACACGTAGGTCTTCCGGGTGTAATTTATTACCTATAAAATCTATCATACTGTCAGTGATCATAAAATCTTCATCATACTCCCAATAGTGAGAATACTGATCATCGAATATTAAAAGGTCACTATCTATCAATAGAGTTCTATCGTATGGTGTAAGTTCAAAAGCCAACTGCCTAGAATCATTTAGGAAAAGCTCAGACTTTCCTTCATATATTCTATAATTATTTTTTTGAGGAGAATCTATTTCTATAATATTATCAAATATAGAATCATCAAAAGTAGAATTTTCTCTACTTTCTTTGTCGGTGATCAAAGATACCGGCACTGATAATTTTTTCATAGCTAATTTCGCCGATATTTCAGCTAGCTTTAGATAATCTATAGATTGATTATTGTGTCCAAATATCAATATGCCTTTGTTCATTCTTTAGGCATCACTCTTAATATATTATTTTTTTGATTTTTTAGATCTTCATAACCTGCTTGATAAAACCCCACAGCAGACCAATATCTGTCTTTTATTAGATTTTCAAAATCTTTAAGATCCGGTATCACTATAGGATTTCCATTTGAATCTATAAGGATAACGTCTCGAATTTTTCCTTCAATGATTAGAGACCTTACAAAAACTAAAAGATGGCTGTCTATCTTGAACAGACCTCCTTGATAGCCAAATGTAGTGTCAGCTGAAAATTTTTCAGCAAGATATTTTTTTTGAGTCTTAATGCTCAACATCTTGTTTGAAAAATCTATAGCATTTTGTAGATTTTCGTTCATAAAAAAACCCCTAGCTTTGTATATATGCTAAGGGTTTTGCTGATCTGTAAGTCTTGATTACGAAAATACTGAGCCACCGGATCCATTGCTGAAACTAATTTGCGAATTAGTCCAAGGTACTACGTAAGGATCTGATTGTAGTGTTATACTGCCAACGGTGTAATATAATGTCAAATTCAATTGGAATCTAGCTGTCACGTTTGGAGAGAATTGGTTCACGTGTCCGTTGTATAGATCGATCAAAATACCAATTTTCTTTTGTGTATATGCTCTGTGTTTAATACCTATATAGTTAGTAGTATAACTGGTTGTAGTAGATGTCACTTGATTGATATAACCAAGGTTACCATATGTAGCTGCGGTGGCATTGTATGCTCCTGCCGAAGTCCAAGGTGCGCTTGCCGGTTGCCCATACGCTCCAGTCTGGCCGTAAGGTCCTACTCCTGATGCTGTATAGCCCATGCCTGCTTTGTTATAGGCACCATAGTTAATACCTCCTGTGCCAAATAAAGACTTGGCTAAATTTTGCCAATCTTGGTTTTGAGAGGCGGCGCTTGCCGGACCATTGGTAATATTTGTTACTACTAGGTTAAGATTAAAAAATCCCCCAGTATTAAAATACTGTACGAAATCATAATTAGTCGGAAAGTCGATGATCGTTTCAACGCTCATAAGACCGTTACCCCAAGGATTGGTCGCACCATCTCTAACAGGAGCAACGTTCCAACCAAAATAAAATGCGTCTTGCATGATAAACTTGTAAGTGTTTACATCATTTACTCTGTTGTAAAATGGAAGATAGATATCATGTAAAATAGGATCTCCACGAACAGGTTGAGGACAATGACTTGTTACACCTGTCGTAGGCCATGCGTTACCTATTTGCGGATCATTAGCTAAATCACTGCCAGTCACATGCTTCCATGCTTTATTAAGATCTATCCTTAAATTATTGAACTGATTAGCAGAAATAACAAACTGTGATATAGCACCAGTACCGCCTGCCCATCCACTAGGATAACCATTGGATACTCTGCTATCCACATTAACCAGCGAAAATACTGTAGGACTAATTATTTGATTGACTACAAAATAATTACCGTTCAGAGGAGTTGCTCCCCAAGATACATTGCTTATATTATCAATGTAAATTTGTTCACCTGCTACTAAGTTATGATTAGCAGTTGTAGTAATTTGGCAGGGATTGGTATTCGATATGCTAGCTATAGTTCTGTTAAATGGATATGCCAAAGATGCTAGGCTACTTAAAGGTAATCCATATCCAGTTCCTTTTATATACACATTCGGTGCGGAAGTCTGAAGAGGCCCAACCAATGTGGCTATTGTGCTATAAAGAGCATTGTAATCACTATATCTAACTGGATCATACTGGTTTGCTGGCATCTGTCTTACCTTATAAAATTATGGCTTCTACTATTTTTATTATTTCTCTATCATCCGAAGCTAATGCTATAGCGAAATTATCTAGTCTATCTGTAGCTGCTCGAGCTGTACCATCGGCAGCAGCTACTAATCTTTGACCTTTCTTGATCGGACCAACTACTTTAACTGGTACTCTTCCTTTTAATGCTACCGGCTGTCCTTCAGCTTCACTGTTCATCAGATAAGCTGGATTTTGTGAAATAACTCCTATAGCTCTATCACCGTCTTGGCAAGCAGTAACTTCGTATTCTCCTCCTACAACCATCACTGTGCCTACTTCATATTCTTTGTCAGTTTTATATATCTCAGCTAAATCGGCATAGTTAGCACTACTGGCTGTACCATTGAAAAACCTACCGTTAACATCACCGGAAGCAGTTCTTATTACTAGCGTATCACCGGTCTTGTTAACATCTGCTTGTCTGCCATTTACTGTTTGTGTATCTTTAGCTTGACCGTCAAATAATACAGCCTTGATCGCTCCCGAGGCGCTTCTTATTGGAATAGAAATAACTCCAGGATTAGCAATATCTAAAGGATCATATGTTCCTAACTTGCTAGCATTTACCGCAGATGTTGCTTGACCACTTAACGATCCTGTAAACTGTCCATAGAAATTGTCTGCTGTAAATGATCTAGTAGTGGCATTATACGCGGTAGTGCCAGCTGCGTTATTGATATTTCCGGTATGTGTGCCAGTAGTGTTGCCTGTAACATTACCTGTTAGATTACCAAAAAGAGACTGAGCATAGATATTTTTCCAATGTCTTGACGAAGCTCCAAGATTGATAGTTTCGGTATTTGCTGGGAATATCGCTTTGGCTGTAGTAATATCGTTAGTATCATACTGCTGCCTAGAGAAAATCATCATGTCATCTCTATCAGTAACTGAAGCAGCATTGCTGATACGGAACAGTATTACACCGTTATTTTGATTTTCTATAGTTGGTTGGTTAGCTGTATTGATATAGATACGCAGATCTTTTCTTACAGTTAGATCACCAAGACCAACAGTTAGACCTGCGCCAGAGAATGACACAGGATCGGCACCAGTGAATTGTTGTGCTGTACCTCCTGTGCTTCTAATAAAATCTTCTACTGGATGACCACCTAGTCTTTCTGAATTACTAGCGGTACCCCAGAATCTATAACCCGAACTGTCACTAACTCCTGTATCTGATACAGAATTTAGTGTAACACCTTTCTTAATCTGCCTACCAGCTTCTGAAAAACCTGCGATACTATTAGTAGAAGATAAAGTAAAATCGGGATCATTACTAAAAACAGCAGTAGTAAGGCCGCCGACCACAGCTTTCAATATAACATGGCTGGTATTATTAACGTCTTTAACTACCTGTGTAACAATCTGTGATGTACCAAAACCTGGTGCGCTCTGTGGTCCAATAAGCACAAAGCTAGATCCGTTCCATGCGCTCAGCTGATTTGTATTAGTATCAAACCAAAGATCTCCTTGTGAAAGCCCTGCTGGCGGACTGCTGGCTATTTCAGCACCACTTGCTGACTTAAACTTAGATCCATCATAAAACTTTAATTTCTTTGAGCTAGAATCATACCATATCTGACCGCTTACTGGCTTGCTAGGCTGTACAGTATTAGCGAAATTTTCCAATAGATATAGGAAATTTTCGTTTTGTATCTGCCCGTAGCCAGTATAATTCTTACCTACGAATTTTAAATCCGTAGATGTATCAATAGAACCATCTTCTACATTAGTTAGAAAAGTTCCGTTATATCTATCTACTCTGTAAGTCATCTTAGCTCCAGTTCCCTGTATTTATTCGTTAGAGTTTTTGCTTTTGAGCTAAGATAGCTTGCTCTTGATCTTCATTTATCCATGTATAGGCATCCGGGTTTGACGCATATGCCTGTACCTGTTCTGCGTGTTGATTTCTAGCAGCATCAATAAACTCTTTCATAGCTATAAATTCGTCTGTTTTTACAGCTGAATTCTTATCTAACATATCTATAATAATATTCAGCTGCTTGTGTATAGGGTATTCTTTCAAAACAGTGACGTTTGTGTTATATTTTACATAAGATTCTGTAAGGACTGGTTTATCAGACCGAGATCTTACTTCACCTGTGCTGTAATCGCCATACCAATAATCACCAGCTTCGTCATCTATTTCTACAGTCTTGATAAGAAACTTATCTAGATTTAACTGCGACGAATCTGTATCTTGTGGAATTTCTCCTATTAGAGTTCCTGTACTTTTTATAAACAATAAATTTCTTTCTACTTTTGCCATATTATCCTACCTTCCCCCATGCTAGAACAAGGCTGTATTTAGGCCTTTCATCTTGTTCAATTGTTGTCACTTCGTGCTCTAAGTGTATTGGCATGTCTAACAATGCGCCCGGTTCTTCTTCTACTACGAAACCGTTACCATCTTTATCATACCATTTGAAATGAGGACGATCGCTCCTCAAAAAAACTAATTTAAATTTCCAATAACCCCCAACGCTGTCTTTATGTCTTAGCAAATAATCACCGGGATCATATCTATTAATAGTGTAACTGGTCACAAAACGTCGATCATCTGGTATGGTTTTAAATATAGCATCTTTAAGATCGCTATCCATATTAAAATAGAACAAACTCTTTAGCTGGCTATTTCCATATTGTGTGACAAAATTATGAGCCTCATCTTTTTCCCTTACAGAGAAACGATCTCTGTGCCTTTCAGCCAGTTCTATGATTTCGTCAACATTAGTGATATAGTTTTTAATCATATTAACCTGAGACATATTCCCAACTCGTTTGTGTACTGTTTATTCTATAGATCAAAAGATTGTTTCTTGTAGGATTTTGTATAGTTGTAGTCACTGTAACACTTGAAACATAATTGATAGAAATCCATCTAGATGTTGAAGTAGCAACTGTCGATGATACATTCTGTATCGTACTTGCGATATGTGCTACTTTGTATGAAGGAAACGAAGTAGGCGGACATAGTTCGTTAAGGACAGATACTACTGAGCCAGCGGCTACACCTGTTATATCAAGTCCTCTAGTATCTAAGCTGAAAAACAATGGTATCTGAGATACTTGGGCATCAACATAACCTTTGTTAGCTGCGTGTAAACTATTAGTAGGAGCACCAGGTAAAGTGATAGCACCAGTCATCACACCACCGGATTTAGGTAAAGCATACGGATCGATGATATCGATATTAGCTGTACCGTCGAATAATACTCCGTTGATGTATTTTCCGTTAATTAACCTAGATGCTGTATCAGCATTTCCGACTAATGAACCATAAAACTGTTTGGTACCATTGTTAAAAGCCATGCTATCATCGTTGGCGTAGAGATCTCCCTTAACATCACCTACCAATTTATCTATTAATGTAAGAGTATTAGCATTGATATTTGTGATATTGGCATTTAATGATGATACTGTGTTAGTAGTTGCATCAAAAATCAGTGTATTATCAGCAGCTCTTACATTACCTTTATGGGTTCCTACTGTTGTACCTGTAAATTGTTTAAGTACATTGTCTATCATCAATGTAGCATCACTGGCATATACATTACCTGTGATGTTACCAGTTACTTCACCATATATGTTAGCTGCGAATAGATTCCTATATTTGAATAAAGAAGTACCTATATCGTAGGCGTTGTTTCTACCAGGAGTTAACCCTGCGGCAGAAAATACAACAACATCATTATTATCAGTACCAACTGTGATACGAACTTTGATATTATTACCAAGTGTGTTTTGTAGTACAGGAACATTGGTATTTTCGACAAATACCTTTAAATCAGCATCATTACCTACTGTGAAACCAGCATCATCGAAGGTAGATCCTGATCCTGTTCTCAACACAAAATCAGCGATAGGATGTCCTGCTAATTTGATAGAATCACTAGATGTACCCCAAAATCTAAAATTAGAAGTAGTTACTCCACTTATTGGTGTATCTTTGATCGTGATACCTTGGTTTATGCGTGAAAATCCCGGAATAACTGTAATGTTACCAATATCAAACGTATCATTGCTCATGATACCTATAACATTACTATCTGATATAATTTTAATAACAGGATGCGCTGTATTTCCATTGTCTCTAATAACATCAGATCTCAGTCTAGTTTCACCAAAACCGGGTGCTTGATCCGGACCAATAAGGACATAATTAGCACCATCCCAAACATTCATCTGTTTGTTAGTTTCATCAAACCACAAAGCACCTTTATCTACTGCTGTTAGCCCTAAAGGTGCAGTAGTGCTGCTGTTCGAAATAGGCATCGTTCTCCACGCTGCGCTAGAATCATAAAATTTTATCTTGTTTGTGGATTCGTCATACCAGATCTGTCCAATAACCGGACGCCTTGGTTGTGTTGTACCTCTAAAATTTTCTAGTAGATGTAGAAAGTTTTCATTTTCTATCGTACCATATCCAGCATAGTTCTTTCCAATAAATTTAATATCACTAGAAGAACTATCGACAGATTGATCTTTTACTTCTACAAAAAATGTTCCGTTATATCTATAAACTTGATATGCCATCTGTCGCTCCGTTATGTCTTAATACATGGTAGCAATGCTACGTTTCTTGGTCTTGTTTCTGTGTTGCCACCCGGCTCAGTCCTGCCTAAGGCATAACGAGCTCCGTAATCTGCGTCTTCGTCATACATGAAATACTGATCATCTGGATAAGGATAGTTTTTATTACCATTTCTATCTGTCCAATCTGATGCTCCATCATCTTCAAACCCATATACATCTTTGAAATCGTGTGTATGTGGTCCCACATCTGCGGACTGTCTTGTACCTAACACTCGACCAGTGTCTACTCCACGTCCTATGTCTAACCCTCTAATAAACTCACCACGTAGATCTGGAAGGTTAAAGGTGTTTACACCGTCGCCCGATCCCCATATGGTACTAATAGCTGCGAATAAATTAGGATAATCGGTCCTAGATACTGCGGTACCATCACAGATCAACCACCCAGTTGGCGGAACTGCCATAGCAAAATATGCCACTTGACCAGTAGTACCATTAGGTGCGCTGATCCAAGTGCCGCCTGTAGAAGTTAAAACATTTCCCTGTGTCCCTGGGGCTACAAAATTAACATTACCGGCCCCTGCGCCTAGTAAAACATTGCCTGTAGTTAATGAACTTCTTCCAGTTCCGCCATGGGGTACTGATAGTATATTTGTAACTTGATTGCTAAGGTCTATGACAGGTGTGCCCCACACTGGAGGTTGATTAGCTCCTTGGGATTTTAAAATATATCCTATCGTGCCTGCTGATCCATTAGTTACTAATTGGTCGCTTATCGTTATAGAAGTAAATGTTGCTGTACTAGGAGTTATATTTCCCACCACACCGTTGTGCTGACCTGTAGTATTACCTGTTAGATTACCTTGTACATCTCCTTGTAGATCACCAGTAAATCCAAGACTAGCAGATACACTAGTACCGGTTACAGCACCTTGTACTGGTCCATAATGTGTACCTGTGGTATTACCTGTTAGATCTGCGGTTATCCTGCTAGCAGAAAAATTACCTAGAGAATCTCTAGACACTATCGTGTCATCTACATTGTTTGCTGTGGCATTGATAGACCAAGTAATTTCTGAACTACCATCAAATCTAGAACCCTGTATAAATTGACTAGCGTTGATACCGTATGGTGTTAGAGCTTTGATCGTTATGTTTGCGGTGCCATCAAATGCTACACCATTAATATTTTTAGGTGCTGCTAATTTAGTAGCGGTATCAGCATTACCGACAACGTCGCCGCGCAATTTACTTGAAGAACTGACTGTTATACCCTTACTCAACTGATCGAATCCAGGTACAGCATCTAATGCGTTGATGGTAAAATCTCTTTCTGCTGTTATCGCTACCACTGTATCATTTAATGTAGACAAAATAACTGGATGATATGATCCAGTAGTATCTCTTAATTTTGTAGATATATTTCTTGTTTTTCCGTAACCTGCGACACTTTCTGCTCCAACAAAAACAAATTGAGTTCCGTCATAGACATAAAATTTATTGTCTGTTGTATCTAACCATCCATCGCCGGGCGCAGCTTCTGTTGGTTCTGTTGCGCTGATAACGGTATTACCAACTATAGTCCAAGTAGGACCTGTGTTTACCCTCAGTCTCTTAGTCGATGCATCGTACCAAATTTGTCCTACTAGTGCCTTTGGTGGAGCATTATTTCCTGCGAAGTTTTCTAACAGGAATACAAAATTTTCATTTTGTATTTCTCCATACCCGGCAAAGTTTTTACCTATAAGGCCAATGCTGGTACTTCGATCTAATGTACCATCATCTAGTTGGACTAGTTTATCTCCGTTGTATTTGTTAATCTGATATGCCATTTCGTTCGCCCGTTTTTATTTTAAGTCCTATCAAAAGTTGAGATAGCTAAATCGTAAGGATTAGGTTCTTCAACTAGAGGAGTTAACTGAGTCCAAGTAAGTGATCCGCCCGGAGCCGAAAGTTGGAACTCCCAGTAACCTCTTACAATGTACATTCTTGGTGGTTGTTTATTTTCTGGAACAGTACCAGATGCTGAACTGCCTGATACTCCAAGCGTCACCGGTACCGATGAAACATTTTCTAAGTAGTATCTATAAGTGGCTATTCTAGCTATAGTACCCGGATCATACTCTGCCGGAGGTGCTATCTGTGCTAAAATACTAGCCATCTTGGTCTGTGTTATCACAGTTTCAGGTGTTGGATAGCCTCCAAAAATATCAGTTATATCCATCGACAATGGTATGTTTCTTGTTCTTACAAGATTATTAACGTATTTTTTATTTGTGGCTTCTGACAGTTCTGTCGAACTTAGCAATGAAGAAGATTCTGTTGTCTGTCTAGTACCTACACTATCTTCATTAGTGTTATGTATGCCCACTATCTTCACATTAGAACCAATAACGTTGATATCACCTAACGGTTCTATTTCTAGATTAGTTGGAACAGCCGGATCGTTATTTGAGTATAATCCTGTTCTTCCGTTATTGGCTATCCTATTATTGTTTAAAGTGATATTGTCTATTACAGCCTGTATCTGAGCACCAAAATTAGATAGACCAGGAGCATTAATAACAGCAGAAGTTAGTGTTATGCCGGCGCCTGTATCTTCAATAATCGGAATGCCGTTGATACTAATAGTTCTATTAGAACCATTTACACTAATATTTTCACTAAAATTCCAAGTATCAGTAAGATTATCCCATAGTATTGTATGGTTTGTTGTACCTTTTAAAATTAGACCACCGCCATCGGCATAAGCATCTGTGGATACTCCTCCAGACACATTAGCTAATTCTATATTCCTATCATCTACTTTTAATGTTGTACTTTCAACTGTGGTAGTTGTACCTTGTACATCAAGATTTCCAACTATGGTAACATTACCACCTATAGTGGTAATACTCGATGGGTTACCTGGCATTAACTCTAAAGTATCTACGTTGCCAGATACAAAAGTATTGTATGGTTGTATTTCTATAAAAGAAATGTTACTATTGTTCTTGTTTAATTTTACAGAAAACTTTTTATTATTGGCAATGTTTCTAATATAGATATCACCGAAGCCGTCAACTCCTAATTGACCTTGCGGACCATCACCCCATCTTATTCCGCCATTATTACTGACTGTTAATACTTCTGTAAAAATATTACCTTGATCTTTTCTAGCAAAATAGATAGAATTGATATTACCAAGAGAATCAGAATTAGAAGCGGTTCCATGCCATTTTACATCCGAGTTAATCGGGTTGAAACCAATCTTAACTGATGTTTGATTAGCACCGGTGCTATCTTTAAAATTGGGAATTTGATTTCTAGTAGTAAATTCTGTACTACTGAAAAATCCCTGTAATGAATTTGAAACATATACAGCAGCTATAGTTCTGTTTCTTCTAGACGAATCTTCAATAGTTTCTATTTTTACACCACTTAAACTCTGAGCGGTGCTATAAGCTGGGCCTATCAAAACATCGGCCAATCCGGTAAAGAAATATAGTTGATTGTCACTAGTGTTGTACCAAAAGTCACCTGTACCAACATCTAACGGCCTTGCCGCAGAAAGTGCTGTGCTACCTACTGAACGCCATTGAGTTCCTGAGTAAACTTTTATTCTATTTTCAGTAGTGTCATACCATAACTGCCCTATCAACGGTGATGCAGGCGAAGATCCTGCGCTGGCAAAATTTTCTAAAATTTGTACAAAATTTTCGTTGATGTACTGACCAAAGCCGCTGAAATTTTTTCCTACCAATGTAATAGAAGTTGACGCAGTATCTATCTGCCCGTCAGCTACTGTTGCTATCGTCGTTCCGTCTGTTTTAGTTAAGATGTATGACATTATTATTGAGTTCCATCGTTACTTGGTCTACCAGATCTAATAATATAATTCATAGTCATGAATGGATTCATTACGTTAAATGGTCTACCTATTTGTGAATCAACCAAACCAGAAACACGTTTATCTTCATTAGCAATTCTTACTAGTCCAGTAGATGCCATAGCTTGGCCGCCGCCAATAACTGTGCCTGCTTTGATCCTTGAGTTTGCTTGTCCCGAACCACCAATTAATGTAGTTGGTCCAAAATCTGTCGGAACCGATGTGTTTTCGTTAATAACATAAAATTGCGATCCCGAAGTTTGGTTGTCTGCTCTTCTTCCTTTTAAATCATGGTCATGATCTGGAATATTATATGGTTCTATGACATACTGATCTTTACCACTAGTGCCTCCTAGAACACTAGCTTTAGAATCGTTGACTAGAGGAGTAACCAAAGCACCGCCACCAGCACTAGGGCTGCTAGTACCGCCCGGATAAGGTACAGTCAGCGCATTATACATATCCTGCTTACCTAACACTAATCTTCCACGAAGATCCGGCAATCTAAAAGTATTTCCTTTTGGCGATCCTAGCAGCGGAGTAGTACCGTTGTATATGGTTCCTACTACAGCAGCTAAATCTCTATATCTATATTCTTCTACTTCTGATCCGTCGCAGAACAAATAACCTGTTGGACAAACTGGTCCAGCAAATGCTAATATTGTTCCAATAGGCACGTTAGCATCTCCTAAGAATGTGTCTCTAGTGATTTTTCTTAGACCTTGACCTGCTCTATAAATCAACATTTCGTCGTTGACTTGATAATTTCCTACAGATGCCTTATTAGAAATAATGTCAGATGTTAGTGTAGTTGTAAAGACTTTATTAAGGTTACCTGTACCGTTAAATGCCACAACGTTACTAGACACGTCACCTTCCAATTTAAAATTAGTAGCCGATCTTAAGCTGGTAGCTGAATTTGAGTTTCCATCGATATTACCACTAACTGTACCTGTAATTGTATCAGCTACTACATTTCTAGCATAAATGGTAGCATATCTATTAGTCGCTTCACCTATTGTTTCTGATGCTGTACGTGGTTTGATGGATTTTGTTCTAAGTGTACCGTTTTGTATTTCAACATCACCACCTACCCAAATGTTTTTCTTAACTGCCATACCACCCAGTGTCTGTATAGATCCACTGTCAAGATTAGTAGCATCTATTTCAGAACCGTTAGTGATAGTGCCTACTAGATTAAAATCTCCTACAAGATCTAATTGCTTTGTAGGATTAAGATTATTAATACCTACTCTATTTTCTACCACACGTACAATAGGTGTTCCAACACCAAAAGATCCTGTTCTACTAGGCTGTATGTCTATGCTGGCACCGGGTGTAGCATTATAGATTACAGCATTAGCCGATGTTACACTGATGTTTAAATTACCATTAGCACCAACGTATATACCCGCATCATCTCTAACGTTAAACTGTGCTTGTACAGTTTGAATAGTATCTGTTCTAACAAAACTTGTAGCCGGAACTATAGTGGTTCCGTATAAAAGACTATCGGCGCTAGTAGCTGTACCAACGAATCTAGGAGACACAGTAGTACTAGATATATCAGTTCTAGTTGTTAGATTGACACCAGTTTGTATACTGGTAAAGCCCTGTATGGTAACTTTAGGTGTAAAGGTATCTTTACTGATGATAGCAACAGGAATATCGTCTGTATACATGACCACAACTGATCTAGGATTGTTGTCAATATCAAATAAACTTTCAACTTGCGGTCCAGTTTTAGTTCCTGAACTGTATTGAGGTCCCACCAAAACCCAGGATGTACCTGCCCACAGATATAATTGTTGTGTACTGGCGTTTACCCATAGATCACCAATAGTAGCACCGGATGGTTCATTGACTGCTGTCTGGATGTTACTAGTTGATTTCCAGCTAATACCATCAAATACAAATAATTTATTGTTACCGGAATCATACCAAAGCTGTCCTGTAACAGCTTTAGCTACATCTGGAGCACTATCGCTAGCAAAATTTTCTAATAAGTGTAATAGGTCTTCTGAAATAATCTTGGCGTACCCGACTTGGTTCCTACCAGGAAAAGACAAGCTAGTATCTTGATTAGTAGTATTATCTTGTACTACCAATGGCTCAGGATGTAGCGTGGAATTTGTGAAATTTACGTTATATGACATTTATCAAACTCCAGTAAACCCAGTCAAGCTCTGTATCCTTATCGTGTAATCGATCTGGATCAATCTGTTTAAAGATTTCTGAACAGGATGGAAGACCACGTGTGTTAACAGTTTTCCGGTAGAAGATTTTAATCCTAGTTCATCAAAGACATAATCACCGTTCATGTCTACAGAATTGTCAAATGCTTCTTGTCCACTAGGCTCTCCGTAATCTAGCAAACATTTGATAACAATATCTGTATATGTTGCTCCACTGACATGGTTAATTTCCATATAATTTCTTGCTGTATCAGTGTTCAAAGGAGAATTTTGATCTACTACTTTGTTGTATGTCTGATAATACAAGCTGGAATTGATACCATTTGTGTTTGGTGTTAGATAAGTTATCAGCCCTGTGCTGTCAACTACTGTGCCACCGTTACCAAAAACCATTTCGGAAATCCAGCCTTGACCCTGATTTGATAGACTGTTAGCAAGAGCAACACTCATATTTTCGTAATGGATAGCGTTTGGCTTATCCCTGAACACTTCTCCAGTGCTAGGATCCCAAATTTTTATATGTCCTCTGATGTCAAAACCGCAAATTTCGTTGGGTTTTTTATGATTTTGATCTGTTTTATTTTCAGGCATTTTTTCCGATTCCGTGTTCATATGTTATTTATTATGGCAAATTTGTAGTCTTCTGCTGTAGGAACGTCACTATCGAAGTTTTGCTATTGCTTAATCCTTCTCCGGTAGTAGCTGAACTGTTACCAACATCATACCATAGCTTGCCGGTTCTCTTAACCACTGTGATCCTAGTTGCTGCTTCTACAGCCGAAGTTAATCTTATATATGGCGTTGATCCATCTACAGAAAATTCAGCTTCTACTAGCACATCGCCCGCAGGGCTATGTGAACCTACAGTTTGATCGTATACGTAGACAGGATCTTTGTTCAATCTGCGTCCAGCCACAAATACTTCGATAGTATCGCATGGTCCGTACTCTTCAGGTATACTGTCTACCGGCCATTCTTTCCTGTATCCTGTTCCATCTACAGCAGATTTAGCAGGAATAAAAGTTAATGGCCCAATAAGCAAAGAAGTTCCGTCTGATACAAAATCTTCTTTTTCTTGAGAATCCTTGTAAGGAATAGCTTCTGTATAACCTGTGATTACTACTTCAGTTCCCGCACTAAACAATGGCGTTACAGAAGTACCAAACATACCTCTTCTTAATCCCGTTAGACGATTACCATCTATAGCTAGATATTGTATTTTTTCTCCGCCTATAGTCACTATACCCGGCTGATCAAATTTGGGTACAGGAAGTGCTGTAGCATCTGTCAGTGTCATAGATTCGTCATAGTAATTTAAATTTTCTACCAATTTGATGTTAGACAATGAGTATCTGCTGTAATAATTTTTGTTCAACACATCTTTAAATATTTCAAACGATACCGGTTCACGATAAATCATATCAGATCCGCTGATTATTTCCACTACATCAGTAGAGGTTGTAATAAATGAAGGATTGAATATAATTTCGTTTCTATTTCTTGATAGATAGTAATCTATATCCTGTGTAGCTCTTTCACCATTTACATATACCCATACATAAGAAACTCCTAAAACAGGTTTTTCTAGAGAATAAGCTAATTCGCCACCTTTAAAGATGTCTCTGGTTAGATCCATCGTAGTATACTGTTCAAACCACTTGACGTTTAAAACATCACCTAATTGTAGATTTAAATCTGTCCTAAAAACAATATTGTTATTTTTGATTTCATAGTTGCTATTAGAATAATCTTCTATCCTAATAATATCTCCTATGTCATATTTTCCAAACAGAGTCACTGTGTTGTCTTCAGCTGTGAACCCATAATCGATACCAAATATCAATAAATTGTCATTTACAAAAACTTTAACTTGGCTATCGATAATATCTCCTGGGTTTCTAAAAGGATCTAAACCTATCTTTATAGAATCGTTACCTGAATAGATTTCTATAACAGTATCAACAGTGGTTAGTAAGTTACCGTTTCTTTCTACAAGAACGTTACTTGTAGGTGATCCTCCTAGATTGATAAATGATTCTAAAGGATATATTCTTTGTACGATATCAGTTACTGTTATAGTTTGATCATTGACTTTGATCAAAGGAGAATATGATCCCGATTCAGCAGATAGAACAACGATAGAAATCTTTCTGTTAACTTCCGGAGGATTACCAAACTCTACTAGAGTTTGATCTAGATCATTTACCTGTCCTTTGCTGTTAACGAATCCGGCATCAACGATCTGTCCATCAACAGTAGCATAGATAGATCCAGTTTCAAAATATGATGCTCCTGTTAGATAATATCTTGTTAGTCCGTCTGCTATAAATTCTTTATAGTCAAGAATTTCTGTACCACCTAACGCCATGGATACAACTTCTATTGTAGAACCAGCAGGTGGTAAAACTCCGACGAATCTAACTTGATTAGTTTCAAAAGATATTGTATAATCTAGGCCGTTATCTTTTTTGACTTTATCGACATAAACTGTAACAGATTTTCTCTCAGTTACTTTCTGACCTATTTCATAGAGATCTGTCTGACCGTCTCCAAAATAAATTCTAGTTAATAGCGCAGGAGCTCCTGCTCTATCAGTATGGAACACTTTGATACTAAGTGTATCTAAAACCTGTCCCGGAACATTTTCCTCTGGAGCAGGTACTTGTTCTGGACTGATAAATTTTTGTCCGTCTAATACTATCTCAGAAGCAGTTTTACCTGTCGCTGTAGAGTATGCTCCACCTATATTTGTTAGATCCCCGCCAGATATAGCCGTATCGATATTTCTACCTACTAGTGCTACAGTACCATCACTTTCGATCGGTCTGAATATCAGTGTATCATCTTTATCGATTTGTACTCCCGGAGGAATCGTTACAGCTATAGTAGATCCATCACCAACAAATGTCTGCATCACAGCATGTTCGGGAGCTTCTTTCAAGCCGTTTATCTGTATCGTGCTTCCATCATAATAGTCAAAGAAAGGATCGTCTAATCTGACAGAATTGTATTCTAATTTCTTTCTTAGATAGATTGTTATTTCTTTACCTAGAGGTGGCGGTTCAGGTAGATAGAATGTTCTATTAACACCATCAGCTGCTACATAAAAATCAGTGTTCATGTCGCCGGAGCTGTCCCATCCTTCTAATCCCCATGGCACAGCATCCCAACCAGCACCTACATCAAACATTGATCCTTGTACTATAACTCCGCCAAAGTCTATGCCGGTGACTAGCTGTGAATAATCGCTGATTATTTCGCCATCTATTGTGTTCTTTTCTACACCTAACATACCAGATGTTGGTTGATAATACTTGTCTATCCTATTAAGAGCATCAAGTATTTCGTCATTCTTTTCGTAATGAACTGTAACTGTAGCACCCTGTGGCGGAGCTGCGTTCAATAATAATTGACCAGTAAGAACTTCCGTTCCAGAAATATTTGTCTTGAAAATCTTGATCAAATATTGGCTGTTTAACAACTTGGCACCGTCTGTGCCTGCTGCTGTATTAGGATGTTTTAAAAATACAGCAATCTTAGATTTGTCTGTAGTGGGTGGATACTTTAGTGTGAAAGTATTTTTAGTACCAGGACATACAAATGATTCTGTTTCTAAGAAATTGTTTCCTAGATTTTTAAACTTCGGAGTCTTTGAATATCTATCAAACTTGATAGACATATCAAATGTACGAGCTTTAGATTGTCCTATGATGGCTACAGCTTTAGCAGAATTTTCTATCACTGTACCAACACCGCCAACTAATGTTACTGTAGGAGCAGAAGTATATCCTGATCCATGCTTGATCATTCTTATATGTGTTACTACGCCGCTAGAAACAAATGCTTGTGCTTCTGCTCCATTACCACCACCGCCTTCGATGACTACCTTAGGTACGCTGGTATAGTTCTTTCCGCTGTATGTCAATACGATGTCTTTGACTACAAAAGCATGATTGTCTTTCCAGAATTTCCAAGGGTACTGATCGATTTCCAATCTTGTAGAATCAACAGGAACTATGCTTTGTGAATTAATATCAAAGACTGGAGGTAAATCAAAATCACTAATCGGTGAAGATGCTAGCTCTTGCCCTAAGTACCTACTGGTATATTTTCTAATTTTGGTTCTATAAGGTTTAACTTCTTCGATATATTTCTGATAGCTAGAAAGATTATCGCTCTTATAGTTGATCCTATTGCTAAAATAACCAACGTTGTGTGTTGCGTTCAAGAAACTGGTCTTGAATGCCCAATCGACATAAAGTTGTTCGCTGAATATGTAATGTATAGAAACAAAGAACAACTTGTTCCATTCGTTACTAAGTTCATCGATGAATATATTTTCTTTTACCGCTTTTAGAATATTTCTAAACTCGATAGAGAACGAAGTATCATATTTGTTACTATCATAGCTTTGAGTTAAATCGTATCCTGTAGATTCCGCAGCAGTATTGTAGAACTTATTAACTATCTGGATAGTTCCATTTTTACGACCAACTAAACGATATTTGTTTTGTAAATCAGTAGCTATCGGATCGACTGTTTCAAAAACTGCCCAACCGCCAGAACCATATTCATCCACTCTTACTAGATCTCCTATCTCTACAGTCAGACCTGATTCTCTATAAAGTCCAGGAATAGTATATTTGATTCTAGAAGTATTGCTAAATCCCGACTTCCAATAGTCGACAGGAATCCAGAATTTAGTGGTATCATATGCTTGTGTTGCTGTCTTATAAAATGTTTCTGTTTTATCATCCCAACTATAGATAGCCCAATAGCCGTTTGAGTTCACATCGCTTTCGATCAATACAGAAAACGGTCTAACATTTAGTCTAGCATTGATATACTTGGTGCCGCTATTTTCAATGATGACACCAGTCACCACGCCTAATTTATTAATAACTGTTTTAATCTTTGCGCCGGTGCCTGACCCATCTATTTCGACATAAGGTGGTACTCTATATCCTCGACCACCATCTATAACATCAACAGAAGTTATTTTTCCGTTAGCTATATTAGCTGACAACAAAGCCGGTTTTATTTTAGCAGTAGCTATAGTAGATAATTCTTTATAGCTGGCAAAAGATTGATCATACAGATTTAAATTAGATTTAGGTAATGGTGCTGTTAAATTTAAATATTCATAAGAAATAGAATCTGCCAATGGATAACGAGAAAGTATATTGTTAATATAATCTACTGTTATCTGTACCGCTTTATTTCTGTTAATAAACATAGACTGTCTAGGTCTATTGGCTATTCCGTATTTTGATTTTTCTGGAAGATCTTTATCAGGAACTGATCTACCTAGAATATCTTCACCAACAAGACTGTCGATCCACTTTCTTTCTATATCTTCAACAGGATATTCATCAGAACCTTCTGTCAACAGAGTATATTCGTTGTGGACTAGATTTATGTTTTTATCAGTTTTATAGAATTGTATATTCAATAAAAATTCATCAGTATTGATAGAACCTTGTAAGTTATACAAAGAAATTTTATCAACATCAGTTATAGCAGCAAACGGAATTCCTGCTGTCGTTGGATTAGCAATGTAATTTGCTATAACTCCTGCGCTATTTGTTTTAGTAGAATTATTAGGCAGAGTATTTTTGCTTCTTACCCAATAATAGTAAACATTATATAATACTTCGCCGGTTATTGAGTCTAGTTTTTGCTTGTAAGAATAGTTTGAATCATCAGGATACAATGGTGTCCCGCTGATACCTTCTTCAAAACCAGCAGTAGTGCCAGTCATAGCTGCCCACTCGCTAGGCCTATAAATGGTTTCTACCCATTCGTAAACATCGATGCTAGCACCATATGCTAGTGAACCCCAATTAGCTGTCTTATAAACAAAATCATTTTGTTCATAATCAAGATACTTTGCGGTAGATGTTCTCCACCATATCTTACCAACATTATCATCCATCCATGCTTGGCCGGCGTCGATAGCATTATCAACAGTACCAGTAGAATAAACAGCAGGATCATAAGATGTTTTATAATCTATATCTTGATCAGCTATAGAAAGTATCTTTCCTTTAAATGGATCTATTATATCAAGGTCAGCAATCTTGCGATTATTAACAGCATCGTATATGGCTAGATTTTTTAATTTGTCTATATCTATGCCGTTTGTTTGCTGCCTAATCACTGTCCAAGGTTTTACTCCTGCTTTCTTAGTAAATTTTTGTATCCTACCAATCCTAGTAGTAGCAAAAGCAGGATCTAATGATAGATATTTTGGTGATCCAACAATGATCGAATCATTGGATGCTGAAAGAGACTTACCAAAGTCTTCATTGGTGTTAAGGCCTTCATCAAATATTTCTGAAAGAACAAACTTACCTACATACTTGTCAAACACATAGACTTTACCAGTTTTTCCTTGTGAATCTTTGAAGTTGGTAACAAAACGATCAAATCTAGTATCATTAGCATCAAATGTTGTAGTTTTATAACTTTCAGCACCTTCAGCTGAAATAGCTATAGTTTGATTATCAGGAGTGATACAGATATTTGAACCGAATCTTTCGTTAGGATCTAGTTGACCGCTATCTAGTTTTTGTATCAGTTTATATGTTCCGTTTTTGTTTTCAAATACGAATGTAGCTCCCTGGTCTACTCCTTTGAAGTTAGAAGCAGGAGCAGTAACAAACATATTTGTGGATTCAGAACTTAATAGAATCTTGTAACCAAATTGATCGCCTGCGGAGATTTCTGTACTGTCAGTAAGATAAGAATTAACATTAACAGAATCTATATGTTGAGAAAGTTTATATGTGTTATTGCTATCTCTATCATAGATAAACACCGCACCAGTCCTTGGCTGCTCTTCAGGATATTCTATAGACCAAATCGAAGGATTACCTTCCGGTATAGTTCCTTTATCAGAATCTGCTGCCAATGTATAGTAGCTGTCGTTTCTCCTAACAGTATCTCCTTTGAGATATATTTGATAGGATTTCCAGACACCTTTATACGAATCAAATGTCAGGCTATCTGCGTTAGGTGCTCCAATTATTAACTTGCTGCCATCGGCATTAAAACTTAATGAATATCCATACGATGAACCTATTTTAATATTTTCTACATCATCAGTCGGTTTGATACCAGTTTGTATAGTAGATCCGTCATCTGGGGTAGCTGCTGTTACTGGCAGCATACCTGTATTCAATGAATCAATAGCTTCCCAATAGACTGTAGAATCACCAGTAATAACTCCGGGAGTTTCTGTGTTAGGTGATATATCTGATAGAGCTTTGTAATAATTGTTTGTGTGCCAAACAACTGTACCTGCCGGATAGAATTTGGTGCTGTCAAATATTCCAACAAAACCTTCATCTTGGAAATGCGTCCATTCGATTCCGTTAAATTTATAAAGATATACTCTACCAGTATCGTCTAGAGATCCCGGAGCACCAACTGCCATATAATAAGTTTCAGGAACAGCACCAATCGAAGTTCCTAAAATCCTAATTTGATCTCCTACATTATAGCGTAAACCTTTAACACCAACGGTAGCTGAATATGAACCTTCTGCCCTCGTCAATGTAAAGATAGCACCATTACCCGGCTCGCTGATATCTTCACCAACAACATCGTTATATTGTGCTTCGCCGGAAGATGCTATGCCACTCCAAGAAATTCCTGGTACCGCTGTACCAAAGAAACTAAAATCAGATATAGAAGTATCTGTAGCTGATGTTACAGCATCGACTCTTATAGTTAAATCATTAGCTGGTGAATATCCGCCTAGTTCAGTTCCGGGAATAGTTATTATTGTACCTGGAGTATAAGTAACTCGCAACCCTGTAGTAATTGCTCTATCTCTCCAAGGCAGAGCATTTGAAGCAAAATTAGATCCAGTAACTGGTTCCCAGAAATCAGTATCTGTAGGTAAGATAGGATTATGTGTTTCGTAATACTGTTCATCAGGTGGTGCTATCCCAGTAACTATAGCAGTCACTTTAAAATAGCCTACAGGTAGTACTGGATTATATTGATAATAAACTATATCACCTGGATAATATGTAGTGTTGATATCCCAGGCACCTCGTTCAATTCTAGTATCTCTAATACAGGCATAGTATCTACCGTTATAACTAACAATGCTTCTTGCTGTATATCCCTGACCACTGTTTGTCAAATTAACATCAACATACAAATCCCTAAGTTTTGAAATTTGAAATACCGCTTGTTCAGATACGAGATTTGATTCTATACCGGTCACATTATTATATGTTTCCGATCCTAAAATTTCACCTAAAGAATTTACTGCGTTGACTGTTACAATAAGATCATTTGTAGGTGTTACTCCACCAAGGCGACTACCAACTATCTTGATCCTGTCACCGACCGCGTATCTTGTGCCACCGTTTCTAACTGTTACAACATATCTATTCAATGCTCTGTTGATGTCAAACGAAGCATTAGAACCGGGTTCGCTGACATCTATACCACTGATGTTTTCAAATATAGCATTATTAAGACCACTGACTCCCGATGCTGTTACTCCGAGGATTCCTCCTTCGGCATCTACAGTTGTGACCGTCAATGTAACATCACCACTAGTTCCTTCAATTCCAGCTACTTTAGCTATAGATATACCAGAAGCAAAGTATTCACCGTGTCCCGGGCGAGGACTTATAATGGTATCTCGTAAAACATATTGTCCTTCGGAATATTCAAAGATATCGATAGCACCTTGATTTCTATAACCTTGATTTATATCATAGATAGATTTGCCTAATGGGTTGGCTTTATGAATTACAGCTGGTTCCCAATCTTGAGAATTAAGATTTATCGTACTACCATCACCGTAAATAGATCTAACCGCTCTCCATAGTTTGCCAGCATAAAGAACAGTGTCGTCTTGCTGATAGGTAGCATTTGGATCAAATGTTTCTCTATAATTACTAGGCACATAAGAAACGTTAGGTGAGCCTATCATCAACCAGCGACCATCTTCGCTAGTTGTCATTACTGTAGCATAAGAACCCAGATATGTGCTTTGAAGACCAGAATTAGGTACTAATACCTGTAACGGTATCAAGCCACCCTGGCCCTGAGAATATACTATAACTGCCGACTCTCTAGTAACATCACCAGAAGTAACAACTGCGCCAGGGTTACCAACAATAGTGTTTCCTCTGCTGGCTAGATAGATCACACTGGCTCCTGTACCTGTCGGGAAAGCGATACCGTATTCGGATATCTGTGTAGGATTATATTGTTTCTGTCTATTCAATACTTGCCAATATCCATCTCCACTATCATCTAACCATATCTTAGATCCTACCGGTAATAAAGCAATTTTCTTAGATGTAAGATAAGATTGATCATCAATCCTTACTGTTTCAAATGTAGAGATATAACAGAAACTACTTTGATCTATAACAGGTTCTTTAGTAGTACCTGCTACAGCTATGATAATCGTCTTAGGATTAACTCCGGCTACCTGATAAAAACCTGTTAGGTTTTCTATGTTAGTCAATCCAATAATATCGCCTACTTTAAAATTGTGTACAATATTAGTGATTAACGAAACAAATCCTGTTTCGACTGCTACTGCTTTACCTACTAAGATTGATGTTATAGTATATCTATATACATCCCAGCCTGTTGGTAGGGAGGTCAACCATACTAACGAACCTTCTTTAAATATTGTTATATCAAGACTGTATAATTCGTCAAGTGTAGTAACTGTAAAATCGACGTCGGCAGGATTTACATACCCCGCAGACATATTGTTTATAGGATAGTATTTTGTAGGAAATTTAAATTTCCTAGATCCTATCTTATAATCAGAGTCTTTTACCAATACAGATGTTTGATACTGCTTAATATCTATTCCTGTTGTATCTAATAACACAGGTTGCGGATTGATATTGATATTTTCTTTTTTGATCGAAACTTCTATTTCATTAGACTGATCAATACCACCTAGTCTACCTACAAGAAATGCCCATTCTTCATCAAGAACGACAGCATCTGCTTCGATAGCACTCACCTTGTCAAATATCTTAGTGATAGAATTTGCTGTACCTTTTTCTCTTATGAAGCCTTGGTATAATCTAAATTGAGTTACTTCATCTTCTGCTATATCCTGTAGGTATTCTCTTTGTTGATACCCAATAGAGTGTTGTGCTAACTTTTTCTGTTCGTTATCGATACCGATATAGTCTAGTTCGAAATAATCTTCTATTTGATTGATTTTATAATCAAAATTAGATACTAGACCTTTCTGAGGAAGATTATCTAATCTTTCCCAATTATTAGAATTAAATTCAACGGAACCTTTTTGAAACTTCAAGCTGGTATAGTAAAACTGTTTGTATTGTACTATATCTCCTAATCTATAATCAGTAAACGGTTTCCAAGTTTCTATATTAACATCGTCATAGATGAATCCCGGACTTGTGTAGTCACCATCCCAGTCGGTGGTACGGAAACCTGCGACTTTGATTCTTTCTTGTCGATATCCTGGTGCCTTATCAAATATAACATCACCAAACACAGTTCTATCATTGAATACAACTACGTGTTCTTTGGTCACATAATTGATTTTAGCAAAATAAATTCCGTCTGTGCTATCAAGAGGTGTTAGTATAAACTTGTTAAATGTCCTATAAACCTGTATGTCCTTAGGTTGTATTTTTGTCCCGTCACTTCTTTGTATATTATAATCATAAAAATTATCAAGTAGATTATCAGCGACTCGACCAACTTTTTCTATAGTGATCGCAGACGCAGACGGGCTTAGTGAAATGATAGAACCATTGGCCCAATTATGAGTAGTCCAGAACATGAATTCTTTGCAACTAGTTTCCCAATCATTGGGTACTTGTAAATCTGTATTAAAAGATTCAAATACCATTCCCTGGTCTTTGAGATATTCTCCATAACCAAGAAGGAAATCTACTACAGACTGTAAATCAGCGAATACAGTATTATATGGCAGCACAGCCGGCTGATACTTAGAAAATTTACTTCTGTTAATAGCTGTAATCGATCCAACTATGGGAACCGACAGTATAGATACCCAAAGAGAACTTTCAAAATTTTCTGAGCTAGTATGAGCCTGTCTAGATCTGTAAAATTTACTTTGATATCTAATCAATGTTCCTGATGGATAGTATTGATTAGCAGTCCACTCTACAAAAGTTTCGCTAACACCGCCTACAGAAAATACAGGATCACTAGCTGTAGTCAATGGATGATAATATGTAAAAGCAGAAACTAATGTGTCATAGCCTGTGAGTTTCCAACCCGAAGATGTTTTTTCGATAATTACAGCCGAATAAGAAACAGTTTCTACTGGTGTGCTAACATTAAAAAATATCTCATAATCTTCAGAAGGAACAAAAATTCCTGAAGTTTTAGATTGAGGACTCTTGCTATCTAACAAATACTTCTGTTGATTTTTATCTACGAACCCACCTATCTTGTTAGATAATTTTACTTTAAAATTATCAGAATTAAATTTTGAAGCTAATTCTACAGATGCTACAGAATTAGATTTTAGATAATCAACGACATAATTTACGAGACCTTTTGGTTTTGTAACATCTAGTGTTGATTGATAAACTTCATCTAAACTAAGGAATTTTCCTGTAGACGTAGACACCATTTGATCCATATCATTTTTAGTCAACAGCGTTCTGTCAAAATTCAATGATACAGTCTGTAATGGTCGTAATAAAATAATTGCTTGTAATAGAGCGAAAGGATATCTGCCACTTTTTCTCCAAGCAGATTCAGCCGGACCTATGTCGCCAAATACAAATGCTTCGGCAGGCTGTATGATAGCATAATTTATAATCGATCCAGATGACACAGGATCTAATAATCTACCCTCATCGTCAACTGGAAGATAAGAAAGCAAGTTTGGTCTCTTGAATCTAATATGAGTACCTGCTCTATTACCTTGTCTAATTACACCGTCTCTTATATCTTCCCACAACAATAAGTTTCCACTAGTGTACGGTGCTGGACCATACTCTTCTTCCCACCATGTTGGTTTTTCACTAAAACCTAGCATTTCCCATGGTCGAGTATGAGGAGCATCAGTATCATATAGATAGATATAAATGCCTCGCCAGTATGCTGGCATTTTTTCAGTTCGAGTTATATCTGTGGCTTTAGAAAAGCTATAGGTGTACTGATTTTCGCTTTCAAAATAGTTATTAGCATAAGGATCTATTCCTAATGGATTAGCCCATCTTAAAAATTCTTGATTTAATACACTGTCTAATTGTGCTTTAGTGAATTCACCAGTCTTTCCATAACCGCCCAAAAGATTATCAAGATCTAAGAAATCAGGATTGTATTGAATCTTGATATTGTTATAAATTCTTTTTTCTAATTCTAAAAGTAGTTCATCTCTGAAATCATCATAAGCTACTATAATACTACCGTCATGCCCTCTTATCACTCTAGTAGGTTCTAGATATGTGTCGTCGAGATAAATCTCAGGTGTAAATTTTTTATATAATCCTAATTTAGTAGGAGTCATCGGCATAAAATTAAATGCCGTTGTATAATATTCTTTTATCTGTATCTGATCATTTTCTACTAAGTCTATCAGTAAACGAACAAACCCAAATGTAGAATCAAATTCATAATCTCTACCAACTAAAAGCTGTACGTTGTTGCGATAAACATAAACAGCTTTTAATGATTCAGTAGATAAGTCAAATTTCTGAGAAAGAGCAAAAACTTTTATACCTTCGTCTTCTACAGTATAATCGATAGAATTATACGCACCGCTACCAATCATGTCTGAATTAGCAAAAGGCGAATTACTATTTTTTGATTTGCTAATATGATCGATGATCTGATCAACAAATTTTACTGTATCTAGTTCAAACGGTAATTCTACAGCTAAATTTAAAAATTCTGATTTATATTTGTCATATTCTAAAGCAGCATAAGAAATAGCCTTGATTACATTAATCTGTCTATCACAGACCAAAGGTAATGATATAGAAGGTACTCCAGAATGTTTTATAAATCTTCTACCGTAATAGAGGTAATCATCTATATCTCTAAGATTGCTTATACCAGGAAATTGTCCAGAAAAATCTCTAGATAATTCTACCATAGATCTTAGATGATCATTAACCTGGCCTAAAGTGAATTGTGCTACATCTTCATTAAGTGGATTTCTTTCTAATGGCAACGGAAATTCATAAAAACCTAAATTAGGTTCAGCATCAGAATAAACTTTAATCATCAGTACATCATTTACAGCAAACTCTCTGATAAATGTAAAAGTTCTTTTATCGTTGATGACAGTATCTGTGTACGAATCTTTGATTAAATCTCCGTTGAGATAGAAGAGAATTTTTTCTCTAGTAACTTGATCCCAAAAAACAGCATCAAACTCCACTGTGTTTGTAACTTCAGTAAAGGTATGAGTCTGTATTACTGCCTGACAATAATCTTCATCAAACAATGACCAAGAATTCTTATGTACCCAACTGCCTAGCTCTTTTAACAGTCTGTAATAACCAAAATTTATATTTCTTGTTACGACTGTTGGTCCGGACTGATAGGTAAAGTTCTGTGTTTCAAAATCAAAATCAAAAAGTATATCGCCAGTATTATTGATATTAAGGTAACTGACTGCGAATCCTAATTCTTTGTCCACTACTCCCGCAGGATCAACTTTGTAACTTATCAATCTAGTTCCTTGGAAACTAGATGTTACATATTTTTGTGTATCTGAAAGGCTGACATTATCGCTATCAAATATATCGAATAATGGTGCTTGGTTGACTGCTAGTTTTTCCTGGCTCTTCTTCCATACTGTTCCATCAAAATGATACATCTTGCCGGCATTTGTTTTGCCTTTAGTAACGATAAGACATTCTCCAGCTAGTGTTTCACTGTCATCTGCTTCTACTAGATTTATTTGTTTTCTGTTAACTGTGTTAGTGCTAGTCTGGATCGTGACAAATTTAACAACATAGATCTTGTTATTGACCATATTGTCGTTGTCTGCTGTAAACAGAACTCTAGCTCCTTCAAACAACGGCACATTGTCGATATTATATCCAGCAGTGCCTTCTATAGTAGAAAACACATCAGTGGTAAAATCATCGATTAGATCTACGCTGTTCTTGGCTTTAGAACCATGGTTGAAAAGCTGTAGATTAGTTTGGAATTCTATGATAGGACGTTTAGCTCTGCTGTCTTCAGCTAATCCCGCCGTGGTGCCATTTAATTGGGCAGAATATTCTATGACACTTCTATGGAACCAACGATTGTAACGACTCCATGGATTCTTATCCAAGCTGGCACGATTGATGGTTATATAATCTTTTTTAGACGGATAGGTAGAAGCATCATCGAATGGTTCTGTGTCAAAAGGCTGATCGTCAAACACCAATGCTCCGTAAGGATTTGGTATGGGAGGTAACTCTAAATCTGACAAATTAATCAGTTTGATACCTGTGCCTACTCCTTCTACTATCCAATAACCTTTTCTGTAGATTTCCGGAGAAGTTTTGCCTACAAATTCTACTCGTAGTCCATTGGTAAATTTTACACCGTTGCTGCTTTGATAATTGAGCTTACCGATAATATCTTTTTCTACATCGAGATATGTATTATCTAATACGTTAGCTATCCTAAAAGAACCTATACGGTTGATATTAGTTCCACTTTGATAGTAGAGCATGTCTGGTGCATCATTAGGAACTTTAAATGTGATTTTGCCAACTTCAATGCCGTTATTAGTAACACCCTTGTTGTAATCTGATGGTGTTCCTAGCAGTGTTGTAAGATAATCGATCGTGTCTGAAGTTCTAATATGGAAACCGTCGCCTGGACAATTAACATTAAATTCATATGTCTGCCCTCGATACAAAGTTATCGCAGGATTTCTTTTTAATCCGTCAGGAAAAAATAACCATTCATTCTGTCCTTCGGTTACTACTTTGTATGAAGATACTACTGATTGTTCTTGTCCTAATACCTGTACAGGATCTGGTCCGGCAGGAAGCCAATAGTATTCTCTATAATTAACAAACTTGTCTAGGTCGAGAGGTGGAGTCCATGTATAGTGCTGCTGACCTGTAGTTAGATCATCTCTTTCATTTTTGTTATTAAAAAATTTTAATTGATTTTTTAGATCTACATAATCAAAAAGATTTTTAGGTTTTTTATTTTCATCGTAGATCACTACGCCGGGTTCAAATTGATAAGCGTGTCTTAGGCTTTGAGCGACATCTAAGTAAACGTCACTAGTATTATATGTGCGACCATAATTGCGCCCAATGTAACCGTTTAATCTATCTAAGGTACCTGGCTGTATTAAAGGATCTAAAGTAGCTGACAAAAATTTGTCATTAGACGAAGACCTAAAAATTTCAGGTAATAGTTCTACGGTCCTCCTTAGAGGTAAACCACTTTGTTTAAAAACTTTTTTATCCATTATTAAATGCTCGTGCTAGTTACGATCGACGACGTTGTAAGTTTAAGATCTGAAGCTGTTATATTAGTTAGTATATCAATGGTATCCACAGTTACAGCACTGACTAACAGTTCATCGGGTTTACTTTGTATTTCTAAAAGACTGCCAAATGCCTGCGTTGTTTGTACAGGAACTATTACCATGTTGCTGATGTCTGGTGAATTTTCTTTAACCACATATGTGATTAACTCACTTGCGTGGAATCTATCACCAAAATCAAAATTCTGTACATCAAAGAAATCAGAAATAGCATTGACAATTCTAACTTTAAGATCATTATCGTTGATACTTCTGTTAGGATTTTTTACAACCTTAATCCTTGCTTGGAATTCTGCTCTTGCCTTAGATCCAAATAACGGAAAATAGCTCACAGGATGATATACTATTTCGTCACTGATAGCCTTGATAGGAGCTAGATTATTACCAAATTCTACTCTTAAAGCTTCTGCGGTCGGTGCTTGTGGCTCTGTAGCGATAGCACCTTTCAACCAAAGTCTATAGTTGTTGTCGTAATTTCTTGTCAATAGATAAACATCAATGATATTGGTCACAGAAGGATCTATTCTTCTTCCTTCACCAGAAGTGTGAATATACTGGAACTTTAAATCGCTGCGTCCTACATATCCCACATACGAAGGTTCTAAAATAAAGGTATTGGTTACCAAATCTACTCGCTTGACAAAATTTTCTAACTGATCATAAAAATATATCAATTGATTGTGAGCATAATCATTTACTGCTGTATTAGCTTCTTTGTCTCGTACCAATATGTAATCGTTCTTGTTTGGCACAAACACGTAAGTTTTAGCACCAAATTCATCAACATCCTCTTTAAAGAATACATATTTGGTAGTATTATTGGTTCCCACTATTTCATCAAAAGCATCAGGATTATCTATGACTCCGTCATCGTTAGAATCAATAAAACTGATCTTGATCGAGTCATTGGCTTGATATCCATCATCATAGCGCACACTATCCGAAACAGTAAATGAAACGTCTTCTTTGATAGTCTGTTTAGAATCAACTATAGATAATACATCAGCAAGAGTAAACTGAGGTTTATTAGTCTTTAAAGCTAGGATAGCATTAGCCACTTCTAATGATCCTACATTCAATGCCACCGGTGCTGTGTTTACTGATAATACCTTGACAGCATCTTTGATAACTGTTCTTGTTTTGCTATCATAGATTTTTTGATTCTTATCAAAATAAAATCTATTTTGTTCAACACTGGTGAAAACATAATCTGTTCCTCTCAGTCTTACTTTGTAAGTTTCACCATCAAAAATAAATGCTATCAACCAAGAAGCATCTAGGCTCTTGTTGGTAGAATCGCCTGCTTGACCTAGATTAAAATTACTAGTTTGATCTATGTTACTAGCTGTTACTATCGCCCAAGAATTGGTTGTTCTTACATATCTTATACCAAAAGTTTGATTTAGGAAACAGAGGTTGATTATTTCTGATTCTATATCGCTGGTAAATTTATTATCAAATTTAGGAACTACCTGCGATGGTACAGCACCTGTAGGAATAACCGAGCTGACTGTAATCGGGCCTCTGCCTGTTGATAAATTACCTTTACCTGCGTTTGTGCCATCACCTACAACCTGTACAACTTTGGCCCAGATATATGTCTTATGATCAGTATTCATGGGATCATAATCAACGACTTTGCCTTTGTAAAATGCTTTCGTGCTGCTAGGTGGTACAAATTTAATTAGAGCATTTACTGTTAGATATTTTAAGTTACTGGTAGTATAAGATCCTACACGTATAGGAAAACTGTCAAATGCGTTGCCAAAATAACCCGTACTTGATCCAGTATCTGCTGTGCTCTGTAACCATTTAACGTTAACGTCTGAAAGGAAAATTTTATCAAAGTTAGTAAGATAAAAATTATAAGTTTGAAAATCAGCTACTGCTGGTTCTATGACATCCTTGATATAATTCAACAAAATAGTTTTATTAGAAAGTGTAAAACTAAAAGTTCTTTCGTTGTCATATCGATAGATGATTCCGTCGTCGGCAAATACATTTACACCACTGTACTTTCCGCTAGCATCAATGATATCAAAATTCCTGCTTATACCGCTGCTACTTCTGTTGATCGATTTTACCTTGAGAATATCTTGGCTGCTAGATAGCGGAGCTAGATTATAATCTTCTCCTGTGATCATTCTATTCTGTGTATAATAGACAGCAGGAGCATTAGCACGGATAGTGTCCATGTCTTCAGATGCGGCGCTGTTATCCACGCTGTAATAGAGGCTACAGGTCACTGTCAAGGTTTCAGCAGTACCTCTAGAACTAGTATAAGGAATTGATAAAGTTACTCCTCGTAATTCGTTAGGAGAAATAATATATCTTAAACCATTGCTGACTCTATAATAAATCTTAAAAGAACCTCTAGGCAAATTGCCATACACACCGTCAGCAAATAAAAGATCTACCTGATCATTATTTTTTGTAATAGCAGAATAGATATTCTTGACGCCGTTGCTAACACTATTATAAACAATATTGTTGCCTGTCAAAGAAGAAACCTGTGTCCATTTTTCTCCTTGATTTCCTGCGGCATCGACAGCATATAGCCAAAGGTCATCATTGTTAATACCATTGGTAGTGATATTGATTATTTCGTTAACTGTCGGCTGTGTGATCGTAAAATCAGCCGTAGTCATGCTACCTTGCTTGAACAGTAAGAAAAATCCAGTATTGCTGCTAGCATTACCTTTTCCGTCTTGTCTGTAGACAAAACCTAACTTATTGCCCGGAATAGGATCTTCTTCATAGATATAATCTTTTCCGATTATGCTAGTACTAACCAATTCAAAATTCATAGAACGGCCGCCTGCTACCTTACTAAAAGTATAGATAGGAACCCCGGTATTTGAAGCATTAAATCTGTACTGATCGGTAGTGATACCGTCGATAGAAGCAGTGCCTTGACTCTTGCCAAATTCAGTAGTAGACGGCATAGCAGCATTTAAAACAGCGATAAACTGTTGATACCAATTGGTATTTGTAGGATCATTCCATATCACGGTCTGTTTAGCAAGATTGATACCGTTGGCATCTGTAAGTGTTTCTGTAGTAGAAACCGTGTCAAATTTTAGTAGCCCCTGGGCAGCTTTATTTCTCTTGGCATTATAAGATAACATACGTGCCAACCTTAACACGCTGTCTTTTCTGCTGGCTAATTCTATGAAATTTTCTCTAGATGCTAAATCAATACGGAACGCAAGATTTTGTCCCAAGAAGGCGATAAGATCAATTAAGGCGACATATTCGCTAGACTCAATATAATCGTTAAAATCTTCAGCATAGTTTTCTCTCAGATAAGCGGTCATTACCCTTCTGAGATTTTCAAAATCGTAACTGGTAAAATCAGCATTTTTGAAAGTTTGGTAAATCCTCTTCCAATCTTCTGCCAATATTAAATTATTTTGTCTAGCTGTGGTTGTCATGAATTAGCATCCTATCTTATATTTATTTGGTTTTAAAAACTGCGCATATTATCATTGAGCAGTAGTTTTACTTTCTTTCCTATTATCAAAATCAATAGCTATTTTTTCCGATAGGTTAAATTCAACATAAAAGAGATCAACCATGACTCGTATACCATATTGTGTAGTATCTACAGTCACATTCTGTACATTAACTCTGGGATCTCTGTTGACTATCTCTGTCACATCGTCGCTGATAGCTTGTATATTCACACCTGTCAAAGGTTCGTAGATCATGTTCCAGATAATAGTTCCAAAATCCGGATTCATCAGTTTTTCGCCTTTCCTAATATTGAAATGATTGAGCAGATCCTGTTTAACCAAGTCCATATCGTGCTGTTTCCAGCCAGTGGCTACACTATACGAATTAAAGCCCTTGTAGGCAAAAATATCTTGATCTAGATTGCCAGCCTGTGCCTGAGCAGTGGCTACCTGTGTTACGTTGTATATTCTGACTGTCATGCTGTTTGAGTTCCTGTATCTTTTTGTTCTCTATCGGTCTTTTCCGGTGTTGCTTTAGTAGGATCGACGTTTTCGTGGCCGCCCCAGGGTTCATGCATCGGTATCCTGCGCATGATACTTTTCTTCGGCTCTACGTTTTGATATTGTGTAGCTTTAAAATCCTGCCTTGGGTTAGTAGAAGGATTATCAAAAGTAGGCAATGTTTCGGGCTTCGATTCTATAGAGCCTGCCGGTGTAGCAGGAATAGCAGGAATAGAATTCATGTAGATCTTGTCAGCTGTTTCAATATGATTGCCTGTGGTCAATAGGTTGAGATTACCTCCGCTAGTGGTCAAAAACATATTATCGCTACTGGTCATATTGACACCCTTGGCATTCAGTTTCATAGCACCAGATGCGTTTATTTCATAATCTTTATATCCAAATTTACTAGCACCGTCTACTGTAGTTTCACTATTTCCTTTGATATAGATCTTGTTGTCTGTGCCCACTATTAATGTGTTTTCTTTACCTGTTTCTGTTTGCATTTTTTCGGCAGCTTTGATATTGATATTGCGTCCTGCTTCAATATTGATATCTCTATCCGCACAGAAATTAAAATCGTTTTCAGAATGAATGCTGACACTATCTCCGGCATAGATATCTATCTTACCATTGCTGCTCATTTCTATCCACGATGTGCCCGATCCGTGACCAATGTAGATCAAGTCTTCGGAATTGTGTAACAGTATCTGGTGTCCTGTCCTAGTACGCACACGGAAGTATTCGCTGATAGGAATCCTAACATCTCCGCCTTCATTAGCAGGAACATACTCCGGCGGGCCTTCGCCTGCTGGTTTCTTTCTAACATATCGTTCGTCGCCGTCATCCATGACGAACTGAAATCCTCCAACTCTACTCACATATGTTGGCTGAGAAATATCTTCGCTTTCACCTATTCTAGCTTTTTTAGCTCCAGATCTTTTATCTAAAGGACCCGGTGTAGATATCCCATAAACATTAGATGGCGCACTTCTACGCATAGTAGATGTAGTAGGACCGCGGAAATAATCTTTGATTAAACCTTGGTTTAGAAAAACACCTGCCATCGGATGTACTGGTTTAGCTACTTTATCTACATCTGTGCTAGTTCTATCTTTGTTTGTCGATCTGTTCATTTCGCCTGTAGGCAACGCTAGTCCAGAACCATATTTGGCTTTATCTTCAGGACTCATATCAGTTGCCGAAGAAGCTGCGATACCCGGGACCATATGATTGACATATGTATCAGGTACACATCCTAACCAATAACCTTCTCCTGTTTCTTCAACAAATATACAGAGAACAGTGACTCCAACATCTGGCGGGACAAAGCTCATTCCATAACTTTTTTGTGTATCTTGGAAAGCTGCTGCGTTTCCAGAATTACTGCCAGTGAAGCCCACATTAGTTGCGCCAAAGAAAGGTGGACAATATTTTACGATAATATTTTGCCCAGTCTTACCATAACTAGAACTGTTTTGTCCTATGAGGCTGACTAGTAGTCCTCCCATAAATGTAGTATCAGCATGACCTACTACTTTTGCTAACCTAGGGCCAGAAAGTTTGCCTGCTGTGGCTACGTTAGGATTGGTCTGATAGACTCTTGGCATTATTAATTGCCTCCACTTGCTGTTGGACCTTCTGGTACTGTATCACCTTGCGGATCTTCTCCCTGTTTCTTAGGTAGACCGGCACCCGGTGCTAAAGAAGCATCTGTTCTTGTAGCATTAATAGCATCGCTAACTTGGCCTTTATCTCTCATTAATCTTAATTTGTTTGTATACATACCGTCTTTGAAAATAGCATAACTCTTTGTTATTCTAAAAAATCCGCTGAAAGGACTATCCGATGCTCCGCTGTTGGGGAAAGGATAAGTCGCTTGTCCTCTACGAGGAGCATCGTTTGGTGTTTTAAATCTTATATAAATCCTAACTTCTTGAGAATTATAAGCTGCTGCTCCATCTGAATTGATGCCGTCTCCTTGTTTCGCAGGAAAATAACCACCGTATCCTTCATCACTAAAATAATACGGATCTCCATATATTTCGAGATCAGCAGTCAGTTGATCATAAGTGTCTATTAAATTTTTCTGCATCTGTCTTGCTACTAATACTTCAGGACTATCGGCTGCTGCGCCTGAATTTGGTGCCGGCACTGCCGAAGGATCTAAATTTGCTGGTGCTGAGCTAGTAGCACTTGTTGTCACTGCTCCACTGACTCCTGAACTATCTTGTCTTATAACAGTAACAGGTGTAGATGCGTTAGCTGCGGATGGGTTTGATCCAGAAGCATATTCTGGAACCCCTGTGAATATAGTTTGGTAATAGGTGTTATCTAGAGTTATATTCCAACTGATGATATCATCGTTTTGTCCTGTATAGAGAAAATCGTATTTCTTTCTTACTAGAGTCGGATCTAATCCTTCGGCTGGTACAGCAGGATTTTTTACCATAGCAGCATTTACTCTATAAGGCATGACATAATAATAAAAGGTCTTACCTAATTGTCCGCCACGTTTAGCATCCGGACCTAATTCAGGTTTTGGTTTCACAACAGCTCTAATAGTGAACCAATTGATGAAACCATTTTCTACTTTTTCAAAGGCTTTAGCACAAAACTCGCTGTTTAATACTATCTCTCTCACACAGGCTGTGATGGTTCTTAAACCTGAGCTTTCATCAGCAGTACCTACTGTAAATGTAAAACTTTTTTGTTTCTTGTCTCCAGAATTTACTGCGTCTCTAGAACTAGCAGCATCTCTATCTTGTTGACTTACTCTCGTTGCGTCACTGGCAAATGGTCTGCTGCCTGTATTTTCTGAAAAAGCAAAAGCAGAATCGGCCATCGCAGCCCAACGCGGAAGACTTTCATGATTTCCATCATTAAATTCACCATCTACACATTTTATAACAAAATTATCTGTCTGGCCTATAACTCCTTTTTCTTTTAATTCTATAAAAATGTCATCTAGTAATTTTGAAAGAGAACCTTCGATAGGATCCTCACCCCCTAATGCTTCTTCTACAGTTTTACCAAAAGGTGCTACTGTATTTTTTAATGAATTGTTTACATTATTAAAAGCTTCTTGGCCGGCCGGCATTCCTTTGACTTTATAGATTGTACCGCTATCTGTATATGTAAAACTTATTTCCGTAAAACTAAACGGCAAATATCTAGTAGCTGCTGGTATCTTAGCACTGTTTCCTTCCGCTGTCCAGCCAACATATTCTAGTTTTAAAACATATCTAGCATCTGTAGTATAATTTCCCCATCCTGCTTTTAACGATGCTACCTGTAAAGTTTGTAAAAACAAACCCATACTATAAGGTTCATAAATGTCAAATTTAAAATTAGCTACAGGTTCGATACCGCTAGAATTTGTTATCTGCATAAATTCAACATTGTTAATGAAGAATTCTGTTTTGCCATAATAGTTTCCTACTCTCTTGTTGTTGTCTCTACCACCTTCTGACAACATGATATAAGTTAACGATCCGCCCTCTTTTCTATAACTTGTAGGATCGTTTAATTGAGCAGGAGTTAAACAAGCTATGCTGAACAGATATGTATAACTGGCATATTTTTTTAAAGGATTAGGTATTAGATTAGGAAACAGACTATCGGGGTTTGTAGAACTGCTAGGCGTGACAGCAACTGTCGCTGCGTTAGACGTCGCTGTAACTCGTACTACATTAGAAGACGAAACAAATGTCTGAGGTAGAGTTGAGCCTTCTGCCATATTATAATCCTAAATATCTTAACAGGTCAGTTTTTTTTGGTATAGAAATCACTGTTCCAGTTTCAAAATCGTAAACAGGATCTTTTAGGACATCCATATTTCTCTGAGCAAACACCCACCATAAAGCAGCGTCACCATATAGATCATAAGCTAGTAGATCCGGTCTATGATCATATTGACTACCGATAGAATACTTAACATCCGAATCAGCTGCCGGTATCTGCCTGATAGTCAATGTATCAAGATAATTGTTTACTATCTTGGTCGTATACCAAGGTGAAGTTCTAGTGTAGGTAGCAGTCATTATAGAATTCCTTGAGCGGTTCCGCTAACATAATCTGCTATAGAAAATTCTCGCAGTTGAGCTCTGTTATAAACAGGCGATACTATAACAGTAATCGAATTAGTCATTGGTACCCAATGTGGGGTTCCTCCCACGACAATCTTTTTATAGTTGGCATCTTTAGGCATTTCTGTACTAAAACTTTTAATCACTACAGGAACATTGTTAAAGAAATATGTACCGTATCCGGATAAAGTACAAACAATAGGTGGATTTCCAGCTGGTGTACTTTTTCCATAAAACATCTTAGTAGCACCTCTTAAAAATGCTACCACTGCTACAAAATATTTGGCATCGTCATCATTTTGTACTGCGAAATCTCCAGTGATTGTTATATCTTCTACGTTGCTGTTTTTATAAGATTGTACAGCAAAGTTATTATGCATCGGCTCTGTCGTGTTATAGTTTGCTTTATGTGTGACCATAACAGACGGTGTAAAAGGAAAAATCATACCATTGGTTTTTTTCAACGGCTCTAATATGTCAGGTGTGGCACCATTGCCTAATAAGGCAAAATTAGTATTCAATCTCACACGCCAATCGTTAGGATTGGCAGGACTTGCTATCGTAGAAAATGCTGTAGTAGCCCCATCGAATATGTTAGAAAAATCTGGCAAGCTGAATCTTATATTTCTGATAGATTCTACCAAATCAAAACCTGCTTTGGCAATACCTGCTGCGGTCTGTGCTAGACCTGTTACCGCGTTACCGATAGCTTGAGGTAGCTGCATCAATGCTGCCGCAGCTCCTAGTACTCCGAGAGCTTTGTCTAGACCAGTTAGATTCAGACTAGGCAATCTTAGTCCGCCGCCACCGCCGCTGCCGCTGCCACCACCATTAAGTGAACTGCCAGCCAGGCCACCTAGCTGATTAGCATAGTTTATATTGCTAGAGTACAAATACTCCTTAGGAGCACTGTAACCAGTCAAGAAGCCAGTATAACCTTTATCTGTAGCCGCATAGATCGTCGGTTTAGTTGTGGTTCCTGCTGTCGATTGCGTTGTTGTAGGTAAAGCCATGTCTTTTGGTATCCTTTACTCTATTTATTTCCTTAAAAATGTGCTATTATATAAGTAATTCTGAGGACCATTGAATGACCACAACTAAAATAAAATACTTAACTAACAAGGACCTACTCAAAGAAATACACCGAAGCAAAAATACATACTGTTCATATGTAGCACCTGAATTTTCGGACTATGATTTAATACTGCCCAGCTTGGAAAAAATCAATATTCGTACTATTGCCGAAGCTAAACGAGTAAGGGCAGCACGTCTATCCAAACAAGCATATGAAAAAGCAGCTCTAACAGATAAAAAAGCTTCTGCTAAAAACTTTGAAATCGATTATAAAAAGATACTAAAGACCGATGTTGTTTTTAGGATCGTGTCGTGGGAACATATTCCATTGGCACCTGGTCGGAAAAAGACTGTTAAAAATACCGCAGACAGTCACGAAAAAATCAACTTTCCTCCATTCCAACATTGGAAGTTTGATGACAATGATAACCTAATCTGCGTAGGCAAAAGCCACTGGATCGGTGGTATGGAAAACGGACACTTTAGCAAAGAACACGGACGCATGACTGATAATCTTGCTAGGATGTTTATCAAACTCTGCGAGCGTTACGCTACCAGAGGTAATGTCAGAGGATATACCTACAACGATGAAATGCGAGGACAAGCGATCTTACAGCTTACTCAAATTGGCCTTCAGTTCGATGAAAGCAAGTCTAATAACCCTTTCGCTTACTATACTGCTGCCGTTACTAACAGTTTTGTACGGATCATTAACATTGAAAAGCGTAATCAAAATATTAGAGATGACATCCTTGAAATGAATGGTATGAATCCCAGTTGGACCAGACAGAACAGCGGTAAATCAACTAGCGCAGGGCCTGTTAGTCCTGTAGTGAGCGACGCAAATTTTAACATGGATTGGGGCAGCGACGATTGACTTTGTCAACGTTGCCGTCTACAATTTAATTAGGAGTTTCGTCGATGGGATTATTCAACAAAGTCGCTTGTTTCACAGATATCCATTTTGGCCTTAAATCAGGTAGCAGGATCCACAACATAGATTGTGAAGATTTTGTCATATGGTTCTGTGAAGAAGCTAAAAAAGCAGGAGCTGAAACTTGTATCTTCTTAGGTGACTGGCATCATAACAGGTCAACTACTGATGTCAGCACCATGAACTATACAGTTAGCAACATCGAAAGACTGAATGCTAACTTTGAAAAAGTCTATTTCATTTTAGGCAATCACGATCTATTCTACAAAGACAAGCGAGAAATTAATTCTATTGAATTCATGCGCCTGTTTCCAAACGTTGTGCCTATCAAGGATCCGCTAACATTAGACGGTGTGACTTTTTTACCATGGTTAGTAGGCGATGAATGGCGTACTGTGCCAGATATCAAAAGTCGTTACATTTTTGGACACTTTGAATTGCCATTATTCTATATGAACGCTATGGTACAGATGCCTGATCACGGTCAATTACAAAGCAACCATTTCGTTAACCAAGAATATGTGTTTAGCGGACATTTTCACAAACGTCAAACACAAGGCAATATTACTTATATTGGTAATGCTTTTCCACACAACTACGCAGATGCCGGCGATGATGATCGAGGTATGATGTTGTTAGAGTGGGGAGGTGCGCCGGAATATCGAACTTGGCAACAACAGCCTGTTTACAGACACTACAAACTCAGCCGCATCATAGATTCTCCAGATACACTGTTAAAGTCTAAGATGCACTGTCGTGTTACCATAGACGTTCCTATCACTTTCGAAGAAGCTAACTTTATCAAAGAAACTTTTATAAAGCAATATGATCTTCGAGAGCTGATGTTGATACCGGAAAAAACAGAAATCGAATCTAGTAATGCTGTTCCTGTGGATCTACAGTTTGAAAGTGTAGACACTATCGTGATGAATCAGATAACCAGTATAGATTCCGAAACATATGACAAGAAGCTGCTGTTGGAGATCTACAATAACCTATGATAAAGATCAAGAATTTAACTGTTAAAAACTTTATGAGTGTGGGTAATCAAACCCAAGCTGTGGATTTTGACAAGGGTCTGCTAACTTTGGTGCTAGGTGAAAATCTAGATCTCGGCGGCGATGATATAGGAGCCCGCAACGGCACAGGTAAAACTACTATCATCAATGGTTTAAGTTATGCTATCTATGGACAAGCACTGACAAATATCAAACGTGATAATCTTATCAACAAGATCAATAGCAAAAACATGCTAGTTACTATCACGTTTGACAAGGATGGGCAAGAATATCATATTGAGCGCGGACGTAAACCCAATCTACTGAAGTTTAGCATTAACGGTCAAGAACAAAACCCAGACGATAAAGACGAAAGTCAAGGCGATTCTAGAGAAACACAGAAAGAAATCGAAAAAGTAATAGGTATGAGCCACGACATGTTCAAACACATCGTGGCTTTGAATACCTATACCGAGCCTTTCCTTAGCATGAAACCCAACGACCAACGTGCTATTATCGAACAGTTGTTAGGAATCACTATCTTGAGCGAAAAAGCCGAACTGTTAAAAGAAGGCATACGCATTTCTAAAGACATGATCGCTGCCGAAAATACCAAGATAGAAACTATCAAGGTATCTAATGAGCGCATACAGCAAAGTATCGAAGCATTAGAAAGAAAACTCAAACTATGGCAAACTAACAAAGATAATTCTATCAATGATCTAGAAAAAGCTATCAAGAAACTTGGTTTGATAGACATCGATCAAGAGATTGAAAATCAAAAAGCACTGGCAGAATGGAGCAAGAACAAAAAAGATCTAGACAGTCTCAATTCGCAGATGTCTAGACAGTCTGCGACCAAAGATAGAGAACAGAAAAATCTAGATAAACTAGAAAGCGAACTGCTGACTTTAGCTGAACACAAATGTCATAGCTGTGGACAAGACATTCATGACGAGAAACACATGGTTATGGTCGAGAAAAAAGCACAGCAAGTAGAAGAAAGCCAAGCTGCCGTTGCTGAATCAGAAAAACAAATAGCAGAACTACTAGACGCTATCGCAGAAATAGGCGAGCTAGGAGCAGCACCTCTGGTTAATTACGACAATATCGACGATGCTTATAATCACAAGACTACTCTTAGCGGTCTAGAAAAAGATCTAGCAGCCAAACAAGCTGAACAAGATCCGTATCAAGAACAAATCGATGAACTTAGAAACACAGCGGTACAGGAAATAGACTGGAGCAAGGTCAATGATCTAACCAAAGTCAAAGATCATCAGGAGTTTTTGTACAAATTACTGACTAACAAAGATAGTTTTGTACGTAAAAAAATCATTGATCAGAATTTAAACTATCTAAACACACGTCTAACTTATTATCTGGATAAGATAGGATTGCCACATACTGTGGAATTCCAAAGCGATCTTACTGTGCTTATCACACAACTAGGACAAGATCTAGATTTTGACAATCTAAGCCGAGGAGAACGCAATAGATTGATCTTGAGCTTGAGCTGGGCGTTCCGTGATGTGTGGGAAAACCTATATCAAAGCATCAATTTACTGTTTATCGACGAAATGATCGATTCAGGCATGGATGCTAGTGGTGTAGAATCCAGCATAGCTATCCTAAAGAAGATGACACGTGAACGCGAGAAGAATGTGTTTTTGATCAGCCATAGAGACGATCTAACCAGCAGGGTTAATCAGGTGCTCAAGGTCATCAAGGAAAACGGTTTCACTTCATATTCTAACGATGTAGAAATACTACAATGAGCACAGATACGCATGATCGCTTGATCAAAGCCTTCCAGGAATATTTTAAATGGCAGGACAAGTTTGAGTACGGCACAAGCGATGCTGCTGGTATAAAGGCACGATATTGGTTATCAGAAATACGCAATGAGGCAAGTGTAAGGCGAGTAGAAATACAAAACAAAAGGCAAAACCGTAAGGAATCCAGAAAAGGCAAGCTAGGAAGGCCACCGAAAATAACTAAGTGAGTGCTTTGGACATATCAAAATCAAATCGTAGAAGAAATACCCGAAGGCTATATTGGCTTTGTTTATCTCATCACGAATCTTACTACCGGCCAGAAGTACATAGGCAAGAAACTAGCACAATTTAAACGTACTAAACCTCCTCTCAAAGGCAAAAAACTCAAGCGCAGAAGCACAGTAGAAAGCGATTGGCGCGATTACTGGGGTTCTAGCGACAGGTTAAACGCAGACGTCCAAGCATTAGGTCCGGAAAACTTCACCAGAGAAATACTTTATTACTGTAAAAGCAAGGCAGAAATGGGCTATTTAGAGGCAAGAGAGCAGTTTGAACGCCGAGTTTTAGAAACAGATGACTATTATAATGGCATTATAAACGTCAGAGTAGGCGGCTCAAACATACTTAGGCAGCGTCTTTTAGAGCACGAAAAGGCAAAATAATCGCCAAAAAAACCCGCACCGGTGACTGTTATGGTGCCCAAAATCCGCTCTGATGTGTGGCGGTAAGGAACTCTACCTTGGCGAAGAGGTACTCAGCAACTATCCTTTACAGGACGTCGATCGCAAAAAAGCCTGCGGTTTTGCTGTTTGAACGGAGTCAATATAGGCTAAATGAGGGGAGAAAAACCCCACGTATACGCTAGTGATAGCAGATTAGCGTATGCCGCCGTCATGATAAGACGGAGCTCGAGGTACCGGATGACCGCCTCTGTAATGCTCTACTGCTGTGTGACTGTGCTACTCAGATAATGCTCAGTTTTATTTTTAGCCCGGCGACGGGCTAAGTGTGACCATACTATCTAGATAATACTTAAATGCTTCGCATCTAAGATTAAATACTATCAGAAGAAATAAAATGTGGCTGAGCGAAAGCGATAGACACAAGTGAGCGTAGCTCACTTCAAAAAGAATAAATATAAAATAGAATTTAGGAAACGTTCACTATGAGAATCAATGATATCTTAATCGAATCACAGGTCAAAGAAGCACCACAAGGCATGCTCAAACGAGCTGGACTTGGTATAATGAGTAAATTTGGCAGTGATAAAGCTGCTGGTAAACTAGATACTGGTGCTATCGCTAATGCTCTAATGAGAGATTTTAACAGATTCCTTGGTGCTACTAAGCTAGAACCTGATGCTGATGCTGTACTACGTTTCCTACAAAGCAAAGGTTATCCATCTGATGGCGCTAAGATGGTTTTAGACAAAGAAGCTAACTCTGCTACTGGTAACAGAGCTCCGAAAGGTCCTATGGGCGGTGGCATCATGGGCAAGATGAAAGGCGCTGCTGGCTCTTTAGGCAACAGGCTAAAAGCTAATCCTGAACAGCCACAAGACAGGATTGAGCCAACAGGAGACGACGATGCGACAGCTACAGCTCAACCTAGCGCATCACAAGCACAACCAACAGCACAACCAACAGCAACAGCACAACCAACAGCAGCAGCACAACCAACAACAAAACCTAGCGCATCACAAACACAAACGCCAGCGCAACAGAACACTAATAAAATTGATAAAAAAGCACGTAAAGCCGCAGGTAAAGCTGCTATGGCTACACAGCAGGCTGCAGCTGACGCTCAGAACAAACCTGGATGGGCACGGACCGCTGATGATAAGATAAGAATACAGGCCGCAAAAGGTGTTAATGCTAATGCTGCCGGATCTTTTAAGTCAGGAGCAGCTAAAATCCGTTCTAAAGGTCTAAACATGAGCATGTACACTGAAGAAGCTCTTCCACAAGCTACACTAGACAAAGCATTCATGCAAGCTGCTCATGATGCTGCCAAGATGGGCTATGGACTAGATCCAAACACAGGTAATATCGTTGACCAAGGTGGTGCCGCACAAGGTCCTATGGGTGGAGGCAATCAAGGTGCTGCCCAGGGCGGTGGCAGTGCTTGGGACAGTTTTAAACAAGGTGTCGCTGGAGGTCTAACTGGACAGCAAGCAGGCGATGCTTCTGGTGGCGGACAAAGCGGTATACAAGGTTCGCTAAACGTCAATGCGTTAACACAGCTATTGCCTAATGTCAATCCAGCTCAATTAAAAATGGCTGTGAGCACGGTCAAGAGCGGTGGACAGTTAAGTAGGACACATCAAGCAGTGCTAGCATCTGCTATGATCGATCTGATGAAAGCTGATCCTGCTACTACACAAAAAGCATTCACGCTGTTAAAACGAATACAGGCTTAAAAGAAAGGCAGTCCAGAAGTCTTAGCGATTTCTATATTTTCTTTTACTAACTTCTGTATTATTTCTCTTTCCTCATAGCTGAGGTTCATGGCTTCGGTATAAGACATTCCTCCACGCAGGTACCATATACATCTAAAAGCTTCAAGTTTAACGTCTTTGGCCTGTTCGTCAAGGGCTTTCGTCTCAGCCAGGATTTCATCAATCGTTAACGACGAAAGCCTGAACCGAAAAAATCCGAGCTGTCCATGTTAAGATCTACGGACCATTCGTGCTCGCATTTGGAACATTTGGCTTTAAATGAGCTCATAGTTCCGCTTTCTTTGCTTTTGTTTACAGCATCAGTGATAGATTGGAATATAGATTTATCAGCGTTGGTTAAAAATTCTCTGATAAACTCTGGATTATCTGTGCTACCTTCTGTACTTTCGATCTTACTAATACAATTAACAGCAGAATCGATAGTCAAATCAGTGAGCTTGACAAAACTTTCTTGGAACATCCTAACTTTTTCCTGTTCCTCGATACGATCATCATTGATGATAGAAAATATACGCTGGTGTTCAAATGCTTTTAAGCTGACTTTGGTCAATTGATTGTAGTCCATAGGACGTAGATGAACCAACATACTATCGCCTATCTCGACAGTTTTATTGAAATTTACTTTGTTAAGACTATCTAACACATTCCTTAGATCAACAGCTAGATCATTTACAGTTTCGCATTTAGGACAACCTGCGGTGACATCCATTTCTTCGCCGTAGGTAGCGATACGGATAGCTACTAAGATAGCATCAACATCTAAGCTAGGCACTGCCCAACCATCTTTGATGTTAGGTACACAGCTACGTATAACTTCTACAGTAGCAGCACCGTTCATCAGCGCATCTGGTGTTTTAAACAACAGTTCATCTCGAGCTGTCATAGCAAACACAGGATACTCGTTGTTGATAGTTTTTTCTAAAGCACCTTCTGGGTAAAACTCTCCTTTGCTAGGCAGCGAAATCCAAATTTTGGGCTGTCGAAAAAATGCTGCTAGAGGATTTTTATCTGTTTTCACAGCAGGTGCTGGCTGCGCAGATGTTGGGTTTAAGTTGTTGATAAATTCTGCCATTTTCTATACCTATAAATATAATAGTGTTCAGATATTTATATGCGTAGATTTCTGGCATTTTCATAATTGGTAGGAAAGATGGCCATACAAAAAGTACAAATCCTGGGTGGTGAACTAGACGGTGTCGTTATTGAAAACGCTGCCAGCGAAGCTACCTTACAGGAAATTATCAAATCGGTCAATTCTATCAACAAATCCATGGGCGGCAGTTCTGGTGGCGGTGGAGGCGGTGGTGCTGCTAACAGAGCAGACAATACTGATAAAGCCAAATCTGAATGGGGTAAAAAACTAGCTAAAGGCATAGGTGCTTTAGCAGGAACTACTACTAATCTCGCTGGCATGATAGCCAGCGGCAGCGACAAGATGAGTGAATATTCAGCGGCGCTGAATAATGGACTGATCAAGAATTTGCCTTTCGTTGGAGAAACACTTGGTGCTCTAGGAGATGTGTTTGTCCAAGGTGTTAAAGTACTAGAAGGTTGGAACGATAATCTTAAAAAATCATCGTCATATGGTGCTAATTTTAACAACAGCATCATGGAAATGAGATCAGTAGCAGCCGGTCTTTACCTAGACATGGACGGACTTAGTCAATTAATAGCTAAACGCAGCAAAGATTTTGCTATGCTAGGACGAGGAGTCACTGAAGGTGCGAGAGAAGTTTCAGATTTTTCTCGAGAAGTTTATAAAGGTTCAGGCGGTGTTGGTGAAAGGATGCTTAACTTGGGCAGAACTGTTGACCAACTAGCAGACAACATGACCTCTTGGTATACCATGGTCAACCGAGGTGTGAGAGACAATAGGATACAAGGACCAGCAGCAGCCCAAGCCTTTGAAAGTTACATGAAAAACATCATGTTGATTTCTAGGATGACTGGAGAAAGCGTAGAGGATCTACAGGCAAAAGCTGAAAAAGAAAGTCAAAACGCAGCTTTCCAATTAAAATTAAACAGCTTGGCTCCTGAAGCTAGAAACCGTATCATGCAACAGATGACCTATTTCCAAAGCATGTATGGCGAAACTGGAGCTGAACTGTTTAGAGCACTGTATCTAGGAGTAGCACCACAGACTGATGCTGCTCAATTGTTAATGACACTAAATCCTCAACTGGTAGCAGAAGCAAGACGAGGACAAGCTCTAGCTAAATCAGGACTAGATGAAGAAGAATACGGCAAGCGTATGAGAAGAAGCAGAGCCGAAAGTCTATTCCAATCTGCTAGACTAGGTAAAGCCAATGACGCACTTTATTCTATGATAGCCAGTGGTGCGCCTGGCATGAAAGAAATAGGGCAGTCCACGGAAGCATTAAACAGGACTACTCTAAAAATTGCGAACATGAAATCTGTAGATGAGATAGAAGGATTCTTGTTACAGCTTGAAAATCAAAATAAAGAAGGTGATCCATTAACTAGGATATTAAATGCGTTTGGACTCAGCGCACACGACTTCCAGACAAAAGTGATAGATGTGCTATTGCCGATATTAGAAGGTATAGGTAGCGAATTGATCAAAGCTGGTGTAGCTGACAAGATGAAAGAAATGGGCACGACACTAGGCCGATGGGTAGGTGAGTATCTACCCGATGCTGTAGGATTTTTTGAAGAACTTACAGATGCTAATGGGTGGAAAAGATGGAATGTCAAGATCGAATCATGGTTTAGCACTATAACTGCTTATCTAAGATATGCTATAAGGAAAGCCTTTGAAAGTCCTGAAGCAGATAATCAACTAAAACAAGAATTAGAAGAAGTACTCAAACAGAAAGAACGTGATCTAGCAGCTATTCCTAAACCAGCAACACCGATAGCTGACGCAGCAAGACGTGGTTATGCTGCGGCATTAGAAACACAAAGAAGAGAAGCACGTGAAGCAGCCGCTGGCGGCGGTGCTCCTATTCCCGGAGGACCTGGACCTGCTCCACAAGGTTATACTTATGGTCCTCAGGAAAACATGACCGACGGCAGCAACGGTCGACTACCAGACAGCGCATTAGCTAGCATAGGACAAGGACGTCATAGATTACAACCAAGCGCGGCTAGAGCTTTTATAGCCATGGCTGATGCTGCTCGTCGAGAAGGTATCAATCTAAATGTAACTGATTCATATAGAACATTCGCAGAACAAGTAGACGTTAAAAATAGAAAACCCACACTGGCTGCTCGACCAGGATTTTCTAAACATGGTTGGGGATTAGCAACAGATATCAATGTACGTGATCCTAAAGTTTTTGATTGGCTAAAAAGGAATGCTACTAGATTTGGATGGGAAGGGCCTTTACAACAACCATACGAACCATGGCATTGGCAATTTAAAGGAATGAGTACTGGTACCTTAGGTACTATGGGAAAATTGTTTGGAGAGTTTGGAGCAGGAACTCCTGTCGAACTACACGGACGAGAAGCTGTTATCACACCTAGCCAGATGGAAGATATAATCTCAACAGGCGGCAAGGTTAATGTAGGAGAAATGATCAATGATCTAAATTCTAAGATGAACACTCTTATCAGCATCTATAAAGAAAAAATAGACATTAATAAATCTCACCTAGAAACTTTAAGACATCAATCAGGTAATATGATCTATGCCTAATAGCAATGTAGAAATAATCATATCAGGAACCAGAGGCGTTATAGACAACGCAGTTTCTGAAGCCAGCTTACAAGAACTTCTTAAAGCTATACAGAAACTTGACAAAAATTCAGGTGGAGAAACTAACAGAGGAAGCACTGCCGGTGCTGCCGCAGCTTACGAAAAAAGCTCAAGCGAAATAGCGGATTCTATATCAAAATTAGACAGCAAAGCTGCTAATGCTATCAAAAAAAGCGTAGACATGTTCAAAGGTGCTATGGACAGAAACACTAATACTTTTAGTGATTTTGCCAGAGTAATGAACGATACTTTTATCAAGAAAGTTCCGTTAGTTGGCGGGCTAGTTGGAGGTTTCCTTGATATATTTGTGATGACCACAGCGGTAGTAGAAGGTTGGAACTCGACTCTTAAAAAGACTTCTGCTGTTGGTGCTAACTTTGGTAATAGTGCGTTGGCTCTACGTCATGCTGCTGCTAATGCCAGGATGGATTTAGATGAATTTGCTAATCTGGTAGTTTCTAATGCTCAAGGGTTATCTCTATTATCTGGAGATGTTAGATCAGGCGCTGAACGCCTATCTATGAGTTTTGAAAATCTATATAATGGAACTAGTGGTGCTAGAGAAAGACTGTTACAGCTGGGAATAAATCAAGAAGAATCTGGAGATATGTTTGCTAAATGGTTGATAATGACCAATCAGGGCAATCAAGAAAATACACAGAGGACAGCTAATCTTAACAAAGCGTTTGTTGGTTATATAGAAAACCTAGATGCGCTAGCATCTATGTCAGGAGTTGACAGAAAATCTCTAGCTCAAAAAGTAGCAGCAGTTGAACAAGATGTGATCTATCAAAGATCATTGGCAAAATTAGATCCACAAGAACAAGGCAAGATGAGAACTAGACTGACTAGGATGATAGCTCTGTTTGGAGACCAAGGTGCCGACTTACACAAAGCACAGGCGGCAAACACTACACCAGTCACGCAAGGTGCTTTCCAAATATTGGGATTAGCACAGGGTATGAGACAGGTTCTAGAAGAAGATCTAAGACAGGCTAGAGATCATAATGTAACCGAAGAAGAATACAACAAAGGTGAATCTGAAAGAACTTTTAAATTGTATCGAGTAGGATTACAGCATTTTAAAAACAACAGGTCGTTCTTTATGGCCACACTGGCCACAGCTGAAGGTCAACGACAATTAGGCCCTGGCATGACTAAAATGTTACAAGATCTTCTTAGTTTTGGTGATATCAGCAAGATGACTGATGCTGAACTTAGGAAAGCTATAGAAGACAGTAGAAATAAAAAAAACAAATACGAAGGTATAACAAAAATCCTAGATACATTTAGTTTAGCATTCAAAGATGCTAGGAAAAACTTTTTTGACACATTGATACCTGTATTAAAAGGTATGGGAGAAGCATTAAAACCTCTACCTGCTTTATTAAAACAAGCAGGTGAAGATCTTTCTAAATGGATCAAAGATGTTGCTATGCCCGCTATGACTGCTGTATATGATAATATGTTTAGCGAAGAAGGCAGGAACAAGATATTTGTACATCTCGAAGGCTGGGCAAGATTGATGTATGTAGAAATAAAAAGGCTTATATCTGATTTTCTTGTAGCCCAAGGAGCTCCAGACAGTGTCGTAAGTTTATTTTTAGGAAAATATGACGATAATTTACGAAGAGCTCAAATGAAAAATGCGTTAGGAAGAGCAGCAGCCGGAGGCGGCATGACTTCTTCTGGAGGAGCTACAACAATACAAAGAGATGCTGGTTCTGTGATAGCACCAGACGCATCAACTGAATCAGAAACTATGACAATAGCTAACACTATTGGTGTTAATACTCAACAATTTGTCGCTCCGTCTGCTGGTGGCAAGATGACCGGTACATATCTTACACAAGATCAAACTAGAGAACTGGTGGTGCCCGGCGCTTCTGAGTTTGGATCTGCTACGGTTCCATTAGAAAATTCCACAAGAAGATGGGAATTCGCTAAAGGTCATGAACCATTTGGTGCTCCATTTAATGGTTTGATCACTGTAGCTGACATCGAAAAACAAATTGTAGAATTATGGGATGAAAAAGCTAATTCCGGAGAAGGTATAACTCTAAGGATTTCGGGATTTGATAAAGAAAAAAGTAAAGCTATTTTTGATGCTATACGAGGAAAACCAGTAACTGCTGGACAGACTATAGGTATAGGACCAAACAACCTGTTAACAGGGTCTTGGTTTAGTTATCTAACACCTAATACTGTACAAGTACAAGGATTTAGAGGAAAACCAGAAAATGAAAGGACGTTTGATCCTAGAATATTTTTTCCAGGTGAAGGACCAAAAGCAAATAATCCAGCAGCATCGACTCGAGCAGCTCCGGGAGCACCGCCCGCTTCTCGTGCGTATGGATCTCTAGGTGCTACAGGCAAGCTGTTTGAAGAATTTGGAGCAGGTACAAAAGCGATTCTACATGGCAGAGAAGCTGTAGTTACACCTCAACAGCTGGAAGGAATAGTTAATAGCAAAGATCAAATCGAGATGGTACAATTCATTTCTAGTTTAAATACTAATATGGCCAATCTTCTAGAAATAGCCAGACAAGAACTATATATAGATCAAAACAAAGCACATGTTCAAAAAGGAGTTAAAATGCCTTACATGGCATAATTGGAGAATACAGTGAGCTGGAAAAAATATTTTACACCCGTTACAGTTGGAGCGCAAACAGGGACATTCAGCCCACTGGGCAATGGTTCTCGTCCGGGTCCAGCCAAAGTAAATTATAGTTCTTACCTGCCCGACGTCTACGCAGGTACACCTAATCGTACAGAACGTTATATGCAATATGACACTATGGACATGGATTCAGAAGTCAACGCAGCGTTAGATATTCTAGCAGAGTTTTGTACGCAGGACAACAGAGACAACTATACAGGATTCCAATTCCAGTTTAAAGGCACACCTACAGCCACTGAAGTCAAGATATTAAAAGACAGTTTACAAAAATGGCACAAACAGAATCAGTTCGATACTAGACTGTTTAGGATCATTAGAAATATATTCAAATACGGTGATGCGTTCTTTGTACGTGATCCAGAAACTAAAAAATGGTTTTATGTAGATCCAGGTAAAGTTACCAAGATCATCGTCAACGAAAGCGAAGGCAAAAAACCAGAACAGTATGTTGTTAGAGATTTTAATCTCAACTTTAAGCATCTCGTAGCTACAAACATAAGCCCTAACACTAGCAACACACCCGCAGGCACAGCCAACTATATCAGCGGTGGCGCACTAGGAAGAGGCATGGTAGGAGCAGCACCTACACAGACTGGCAGCAGATTCAGCGTAAATCAAAACGAAATCGCTATAGATGCTGAACATGTTATACACATCAGCTTATCAGAAGGACTAGATAACAACTATCCATTTGGCAACAGCCTGTTAGAATCTGTATTCAAAGTCTACAAGCAAAAAGAATTGCTTGAAGATGCTATCGTTATCTATCGTATACAACGTGCTCCGGAACGTCGTGTGTTTTATGTAGACGTTGGTAACATGCCCGCACACATGGCCATGAGCTTTGTTGAGCGTGTGAAAAATGAAATCAATCAACGTCGTATACCTAGCCAAGCAGGCGGCGGACAGAACATCATAGATGCTAGCTATAATCCGTTGAGCATCTCTGAAGACTACTTCTTTCCCCAGACCGCAGAAGGTCGAGGATCAAAAGTAGATGTTCTACCAGGTGGTACTAATCTAGGCGAAATCGACGATCTACGCTACTTTACTAATAAACTATTCCGTGCTTTGCGCATACCTAGCAGCTACTTGCCAACCATGCCTGACGACAGTCAAGCACAGCATGTGGATGGCAAAGTAGGCACAGCCTACATTCAAGAACTGCGTTTTAACAAATATTGCGAACGTCTACAGAGCCTGATGATCGGAGAGTTTGATCTAGAATACAAGAGATGGTTGATAGATCAAGGCATCAATATTGACAATTCTCTGTTTGAACTTAAATTTAATCCTCCACAAAACTTCGCAGCTTATCGTCAGAGCGAACTGGACAACGCTAGAGTACAGACGTTTGCTGCTTTACAAGAAGTGCCTTACCTCAGCAAGCGTTTCTCTATGAAACGTTTCTTAGGATTGAGCCAAGAAGAGATCGTAGAAAACGAACGTATGTGGAAAGAAGAAAATGGTTCTACTGTAGCAGCAGCTCTAAACGCAGCAGCAGAATTGCGTGGAGTAGGAGTTACACCGGACGGTATTTCAGGCGATCTAGGCGATCAAACAGCAGAAGCACCAGAAGATATGGCAGCGGCTGCTGAACCAGGAACCTCAGAAGCACCAGAAACAGCAGCAGCTACAGCAGCACCGCCAGCACCACCGACTCAGCAGACTATCTAATAAATACAAGATGAAACTTTACGAATTCTTCTATTTCAACGACCAACAAAACGAGTACGTAGACGACAAACGCTACGAAAATCGTGCTGATACCAGTGTCTTAAGAAAAGACGACACACGTAAGATTTCATTGACTCTTCGACAAATCAATCAGCTTCGCAAGCAAAGCGAAGCCCATCAGTTCGAACAGGCTGCTGAGCTAGAATTTATACAGCAGATGTATGGACAGAAACCTGAAGCAGAACAGCCCGCAGCCTAATAACACAGCATTTGTACTCGGTAACGGACGCAGTAGACTGCGTGTAAATCTTGCTGAGATGAAAAAATGGGGCAAGATCTACGGCTGTAACGCACTATATCGAGAATTTGATCCAGACTTTCTAGTGGCAGTAGATGTCAAAATGATCAAAGAAATAGTAGCCGCGGGCTATCAATACAAGCGTCCTGTATGGACTAATCCTAATAAAGAAGTGTTAAATGAGCAGGGTATAAACTTTTTTAACCCTCATAAAGGTTGGAGCTCAGGTCCTACAGCACTTTGGTTAGCTGCTAGCCACGGCATAACCAACATCTATATTCTGGGTTTTGACTATCAAGGAATAGATCAAAAATTCAATAATGTATACGCAGACACTCCAAATTACAAGTGTAGCAGCGAACCTGCTACCTATTTTGGCAACTGGAGCAATCAAACTGAACGTGTGATCAAGGAAAATCAAAAAGTAATATTTACAAGGGTAGCAGAAAAAGATGCTTTCTGCCCTAAGAATCTGTCTGATATAACAGGCAATCTCCGACATATCAATTTTGAACAGTTCGAAGAGGATTTTCCTGGTTGCGTATTTAAATAATCAAAATTGATCAAAAAAGCATCATTTAATACCCAAATATTATCTTAGCATTAAATATATTCGACAGCCCCACAATATTCAGGAGGAATTAACATGGCAGACAAGAATAAAATCGCAGAAATGCTAGAGCATATCGTAAACAACGATACCGCTAAAGCAGAAGAAATCTTCCACAACTACGTAGTGGAAAAATCCCGTGAAATTTACGAAAATCTAATCGAAAGCGAATTAGAAGAAGAAGATCTAGGCGAAGAAGACGACGAAGAAAATGATGACATGGATGAGTCATTTGAAGACGTCGAAATGGGCGAAGCTGATGATGAAACTGACGACATGATCGACGATATGGAAGGCGATGATGAAGGCGGTGAAGAAGGCGAAGAAAACCCATTCGGTGACGAAGAAGGCGAAGAAGGCCATGACGAAGATGCTGAAGCAACCAAGGGCGATATCAAAGACCTAGCTTCTGCTATCGACGAACTACAAGCAGCTTTTGACCAATTCCTACAAGGCGAACAGCATGAAGAAGAAACAGGCGAACCAGGTGACCACGCAGGACACATGGACGCTGCTGCTGACGCACTAGATGGTTCAGAAGAATTTGAAACAGTCGAAGACCTAGACACAGTACGTGAATACGTAGAAAAAGTTGGTAACGATTGGGACAAAAACAATCAGAAAGGCGAAGGCAAGGCCGTAGGCGCACAGTCTGGTTCAGTAACAGGTGCTACAAATACCAAGAGCACAGTAGCTGGCAAGAATGACATGGGCGGAACAACTGCTAACATCGCAAAAGGCGGCGAAGGCGGTGGTTCAGAAACAGGTCTAAGCAAGAACAAGCCACAAGACATGAACACAGGTAACATCAATGTTCCTGGTGGAAAAGCAGGCAGTGCTTTTTCTAAGAAAGAACCAGGACATGGCGCAGAAAAGAAAGGTTCAGGCGAATCAGCTGATAACACAGCAAGTCTTTTCCGCGGTAAGAAGTAATCGGAGCCCTTTAGGTGAAAAACTACCTTAGAGAAAATCTGAGTTTCGACCAAGCGCAATTGGTTCTTGAAAGTTCCGAGGAAGGGGATAGAAAGACCCTGCATCTCCACGGTATCTGTATCCAAGGTGATATCAGAAACCAGAATCAGCGTGTTTATCCCTCTACTGAAATTGCTCGGGCTGTCAAAACTATCAACGAACAGATTGCGGGTGGATATTCAGTTCTAGGGGAAGTGGATCATCCTGCTGATCTACGCATAAATTTGGACCGTGTTAGTCACATGATCACTAAGATGTGGATGGACGGCCCAAATGGTTACGGTAAGATAAAAATACTTCCAACTCCTATGGGACAATTAATTCAAACCATGTTGGAGAACGGAGTGAAACTAGGCGTATCAAGCAGGGGTTCCGGTAACGTTTCAGAAGATGGCAGCGGTAAGGTTTCTGATTTTGAAATCATTACCGTTGACATTGTCGCACAACCAAGCGCCCCGGGAGCGTATCCCACACCAGTTTACGAAGCATTAATGAACACAACAGGCGGTTATAAGGCATTGAATATAGCAAGGGAAGTCCAAGGCGATCCTAAGGCACAGAAATACGTAGCAGAGAGCTTGATGAGAATCATCAAGACCCTCAAATAATTTGTAGGAGAATCACATGCTAGATATAGTAAAACAATTATTCGAAAACAATGTGATTTCCGAAGAGATCAAGTCGGAAATTGAATCCGCTTGGCAAACAAAGATTCAAGAAAATCGCGATGAAGTTACAGCTACACTTCGTGAAGAGTTCGCACAAAAGTACGAACACGATAAGGGCGTGATGGTTGAAGCTATTGACAAAATGATCAGTGATCGTCTACAAGGTGAGCTCGAAGAGCTTGCTGAAGACAGAAATCAATTAGTCGAAGCCAAAGCCAAGTACGCTAAGAAAATGAAAGATGATGCTAAGAAGATGGAGAGCTTTGTGCTTTCTAGACTCGCTGGCGAACTTTCAGAACTACACGAAGATCGCAAGTCTGTAGCAGAAAATTTTGCTAAACTAGAAACGTTCATTGTTAACGCTCTAGCTAAAGAAATTGCTGAATTCCACACTGACAAGAAAGACCTAGCAGAAACAAAAGTCAAACTAGTCCGTGAAGCCAAAGCAAAATTTGAACAAGTCAAGTCTGATTTCGTTAAGAAGGCTACCAAAGTCGTTGAAGCTACTGTTACCAACAAGCTAGCTTCAGAGATGAGCCAACTGAAAGAAGACATCGAAGTCGCTCGCAAGAATGATTTCGGTCGCAGAATCTTCGAAGCTTATGCTAGCGAATATGCTTCTAGCCACTTAAATGAGAAGTCTGAAACTTCAAAACTACTTCGTGTAGTTAGGGAGAAAGAAGCTGCTCTAGCAGAGGCTAAGAAAGCCATTGATGATAAGCAGTCCGTTGTCGAAAGCAAGGACCGCGAAATTCGTATCATGAAAGATACGGTACAACGTAGAGAAATTATGAGCGAACTGTTAAGCCCACTCGCCGGAGAGAAGAAAACGGTGATGAGCGAACTGCTTGAATCCGTTCAAACAGAAAAACTCCGTGGTGCATTTGACAAGTATCTCCCAGCCGTTATGGCCGGCGAGGCTCCTAAAAAGAAGGCAATTACAGAAGGCATTGAAGTTACAGGCAACAAGCAGGCTACTACAGTCAGCGGAGAAGAAAAGACCGCTGAGATTTTTACCATCCGCAAGCTCGCGGGACTTAAAGTTTAAGGAGAACAATAATGTCAGAACTATTAGAGTCACGCTGGCAGGAAACCAAAGAGGCACTACTTGAAGGCCTTCAAGGAACTCGTCGTACGGTGATGGCAACAACTCTGGAAAATACCCGCAAGTATTTGTCGGAGTCAGCCACCGCTGGTGCTACTTCTGCCGGTAACGTCGCAACCCTAAATCGTGTGATCCTTCCAGTGATCAGACGTGTAATGCCAACTGTCATCGCAAATGAACTAGTTGGTGTACAACCAATGACTGGTCCAGTTGGTCAAATCCACACCCTACGTGTTCGCTATGCGGACAGCGCAGGTGGTGTAACAGCTGGTGAAGAAGCATTGAGCCCATTCAAGATCGCTGCTTCATATTCTGGTAATGCTGCTGGTTCTTCATCAACAGCCGCCGCAGGTGCTACAACAGCAGCACTAGAAGGCGTTGCTGGTAAGAAGATGAGCATCCAAATCTTGAAGCAAACAGTAGAAGCAAAGACCCGCAAGCTATCAGCTCGTTGGACTTTTGAAGCTGCTCAAGATGCACAAGCCCAACAAGGCATTGACATCGAAGCAGAAATCATGGCTGCTTTGGCTCAAGAAATCACTGCTGAAATCGACCAAGAAGTTCTAGGTTCACTACGTAACCTAGCTGGTACAGGATCAGAAACATACGACCAGACCGCTGTGTCAGGTACTGCTACATTCGTTGGTGACGAACATGCTGCCCTAGCTGTTCTAATCAATCGTCAAGCAAACCTAATCGCTCAGCGTACACGTCGTGGTGCTGGTAACTACGCTGTAGTTTCACCATTCGCACTAACAATCCTACAGAGCGCAACAACTTCTGCTTTTGCTCGCACTACAGAAGGCACATTCGAAGCTCCAACAAACACCAAGTTCGTTGGTACTTTGAACAGCGCAATGAAAGTGTACGTAGACGCCTATGCTGCTAACAACGCACCTGTGCTAGTTGGCTACAAGGGCTCAAGTGAAAGTGATGCTCCAGCATTCTACTGCCCATACATCCCATTGATGTCAAGTGGTGTTGTGCTTGATCCAACAACTTTCGAACCAGTCGTGAGCTTCATGACAAGATATGGCTATGTTGAACTAAGCAACACAGCATCATCTCTTGGTAATGCTGCTGACTACTTGGCTCGTGTTGAAATCACAGACACAAGCGTAAGCTTCAAGTAATCAAAAACAGATTCGTCTGTTCGAAAGGCCCTACGGGGCCTTTCTTTTTGACTTAAATATTGATATGGAACAAATTACTACCTGGAAAACTCCGATAGCTGTACAAGAGATAGTCGTTGACGACGGAATATCTTGGGATCTATCTGCTTTTAATAATCTCGACAAACTAGATTTTAAACAGATTAAAACACACGAACCGTTACAGGGCATTTCTAATACTACGTTTAATAGAGATGGCATGACTATAATGGAAACAAACAAATTGGTTTTTACTGGTTTTAATTTTTCTGTCACAGGTAATATACTAGGAATAGAATTAGAAATAAAAGGTCAGCGTTATTCTAGAGTTACTGATCAGATCGTACAGTTACACCTAAATGAACGCATAGGTCAAAACATGAAGCAGTTATCAGATATAAATGAAAATTATTTTTCCTATGGTGGCCCTACTGATCTTTGGCAGGATCAAAATCATCTTAGCAATCTTACAGCAGCTAAAATTAATGATCCATTATTTGGAATCATGCTACAATTTAGAAGCCATCCGCATTTTCCTCATAGAGACACAGCTTATGTCGACCAACTGAGAATGCGTGTTTACTATGACGACGGCGCTTGATCAACCAAGAGATTTTAAAGAAATAAGAGATCGTATAAACGACTGGCGCAGACGCTTTCCTATGTTTAACCATGATGTTAAACGGATAGAACGAATAGTAGAAAATCATATACAAGAATACAGCACAGCGTTAGTCTATTATAGACAGACCAAGCAGAAAAAATATCTAGAACAAGCACAAAATCACATAGATGAGATAGACAGAGTGATTAATACTGTGGAAAAAGTACAGTTGATAGCATTGTTAGCCCGTAGATAAATAAAGTATCTAAGTTTATTATGCGGCACCCACCGCGTAGACCTAGAACGTCAACATAAGGAGAAAACAAATGGGACGTCCAGTAAAAAAGATTAATTTTGGTACAGCGGCAGGATCAGATTCAGGTATTTTGGTATCTGCTATGAAAACTAGCACAGCTCGTACTAGCTACATCGTAGCACAACGTGGTTCAAACAAATACGATGTATACAATGCTACAGACGGTACATTCCGTGTAACACTAGCAGAAGGTACAAGTTTTGCTGCCGACACAGCAGGAACAGCAGTCATGGTAGGTTACAGAGATCCGGGTAATGATGCTACAAGAGTTACTATAAAGAAACTAACAGCTCGCATCATGACAGGTTTTGATGGCACACGCTACAGATGGGCACTAGTAAATGATTCATCATCTGACTACATCCAATTGTATGTCAAGGCTAACGGTACAACCGACTACGTATAATTAGGAATCAATAATGAGTCAGGTAATCCAGACTAACGGCGACTACAAGATCAAGACGCCCAATGCTAACAAGATCACATTCGTTACCTCAGAAGTAAACGTAGTAGGGAATCTTGTAGTAACGGGTAATACTGTATCTGTAGATGTCGCTAATCTTTCGATCCAAGATAATATCATACGATTGAACAAAGGTGAAACCGGTAATGGTGTTACCAAGATAGTGTCTGGACTTGAAATAGATAGGGGGTTTGTATCTCCAGGAGTAGCAAACCCTCTACCTTCATTCCTATATAATGAAACTAACAACGATTGGGAAATCATTGAAAGTTTTGGTGGCATAGCTAAAAGCTATGTCAATAGTAAAATAAAAGTAAGAAAGGTCGTGACAGATCCTGGCACTGACGGTGGAGATCTAACACTGATAGGATCAGGAACAGGTGTTGTTAAAGTTACAGGTATTTCTAACTATGAATCAAGAGTAACCGCAGACGATCACATACCAAATAAAAGATTCGTAGATCTAGCTATCAGAAACAGAGAACCTGACAACGAAATCAAGAGAGACAATACTTACGTTATCGTAAAAGATACTGCCGGTGGCGCAGTTGGTATAGCTGTTATGGGCATCTCTAATGCCATAATCAACAATCAAGGTCTTAACTATGTTGTCGGAGATGTTATTTCTATAGTAGGCGGTACTGCTCAATTAACAGCCAATGCAACAGTCACAGGAGTTGATGGTACTGGCAAGATAACATCATTCAATCTTACTGTTCCAGGAAGATACACAGTTTTACCACCATCAAATAACAACGTAGCCACTATCACAAATAGTCTCAACGGAGCAGGTGCTACTCTAGATTTAAGATGGGAAGTGATAGCTGTTGATATTATCAGTGGCGGTAGTGATTATGCATCTGCTACAGTCACTATAAGCACAGGAGCTCTAGGACCAGGTAGTACCGCTACAGGTACAGTGACAGTGGATACAAACCCATCGTCACCGACAGCAGGACAAATAACAGCAGTCACTATATTACCCGGCGATAGGGGCACATATTATACAGTGCCTACAGTTACATTTTCCGCAGGACTTAATACAGCACTGACAGAAAGTTTAGCACAAGTAGTAGTTGACAATGTTATCTCAACTACTTTCTACAAAAATAGGATAGAGTTAGGCGCATTAGAAATATCAAATAATATTATTTCTAATAACAACAGCAATACTAACATAATTTTTAGACCACAAGGTACAGGTAAAACTGAATTTCAAACACCGTTACAGATCAATGATATAGATGTAGTGCCATCTTATGTCAATGCTTCTTCTGTATTATATTCTTTCGATGCTGGTGATTCGTCTAATACATTCAGTCCTGGTGGTACAGCTTTGTATTATAACAACAGGACGCAGACTTTGTATTGGCAGAGTTACATGACTAATCATCCACATCCTGTAGAATATAATCTTAGCAATCTGTCACTGTATCCTGTCAAGAATGAATTAATAAGTAAACAAAAAGCACTGGCTATGAGCATGATATTTTAAGGATCGAAGATGATAGTAAACACACAACTAACAACTAGCACAGCATCACTTTTTACAGCACCGGGTACTCCGGGTGATATGAACACGCAGAGTGCTATCACTACAATGATCTTTTGTAATACACTCGCACCTAATGCCTCAGACGAAACAGTAAATGCTGTAACTATTGATGTATTTGCTGTAGCATATGGAGCTTCACCAGTTACATTGACTAATAAAATCATCTCTAGCTTGACTATACCGGCTGGTGAAACTTTATTTTTTGATACAGAAAGAATCGTGTTAGCTGCCGGCGATTCTATACAAGCTTCATGTAGTCAAAACAGCGCAGTTGTCGCAACCGTGAGCGTGTTACCAGTATGAAGTTTTTAAAAACAAAAACACTTTCTAAGTTTAGTTCTAATGATCGAGCAGTCATAGTATATCCTAACGACGTCGGTACAGGCAACAGAGTAGTGTTTAATGCTACTGGATCAGTCATGTTGCCTAAAGGCACGACCAGCAATAGACCAAAAACGACTGGAGTTAGACAGCCCACTGATGCTAATGGTTCTTTGAGATATAACACTTCGGCTGCTGTTTCTAATCCAGCAGGAGAAGTTGTTAGATATTTTCCTGAAAACGATACAGGTCTAGAAGTATATCAATCAGGATCTTGGACACAGATAAGAACACAAGGTCCTGCTAGAGTGATACAAGAGATCCTAGGAGCAGGTACTTATAATATAATCACCCAACCTAACAGCGATATCAGCAGATGGTTTCCTAGCGATGGCAATCCATTGCCCTATGTGCCAGGACTAGCACAAGGATATGATCCACAAGATTATGTTAACAACATGATCGTGTTAGTAGAAAATGTGTTTCAAATTGCCAATACAAACTATGAACTAGTCCAAAGCGCAGGACAAGTAGTGGGAGTAGAAGTAGTATCACCAGGTACCGGTTATACACCTAACAGCACAGTTCCTATAACTGTAGCTGCTCCTAGCGGCGGTGGCACTACTGCGACAGGTACAGCTACTACTGACAGCAGTGGTAATATAGAATCTATCAGTATAACATCAGGCGGAACTAATTATACTACTATTCCTTCTGTATCGATAGCAGGAGGAGCAGGCGGCACATATCTAGCTTATATTGCTAAAGCTGGATGGTTTATCAGATTCTATACAGCCGTACCTGACACAAAACCAGTAACAGTTTTATACGGTTTCGACCAGTAATCCAAAATCTACCTGCGGTAAATAGTTAAAAGGATTAACTATGTCTGACCTAGGTAGAATCTCCGGATCGATGCTCAAAGAAAACCTCTTGCGAGGTGGCGAGAATCTGGTCTTTCAAAATTCCCTAAGCGATAGTCTACTCTATATAGATGTAGAAACTAACAGGATCGGCATCAATACAGATGCTCCTACTAGAGATCTAACTGTACTCACAGCTATCAAGACTTCGGATCTCATAATAGACAATAATCTAAATCTTTCTGGATTTAATTTCGATGGTGCTAACAGCATATTATCCAGTGTTAATGGTCCTATCTATATTTCTCCAGCGTCTAATCAAACGATAGTACCTCAATTAAGGACCGATAATTTACGTTTTTCTAACAATACTATCAGTTCTTTAAACAGCAATGATAACATAGAATTAAAACCACACGGTATTGGAGAAACTATATTCGATTCCGATGTAATGGTAGATGGAAATCTACATAGTACCGGAGATATATTAATCGACGGACAGATATTTTTTGGTAATCAGACTACAGATACTGTTAGCATAACTGCTGAAGTAAACACAGACTTGATACCAGATAGCACCGATTATTTTAATCTAGGATCTAGCAGCAAAAAATGGTTAGATTTACACACACATCTAGTTAATGGTCAGCTGCTATCAACTGGATCAGTTTCATTTCCTAGTCTGTATGATATAGGACTCGATGTAGGCAAGCAATGGTTCGTGGCTACAAATGGTGATGATACGAATGTAGGATTTCATCAACATGGTCCATTTGCTACAATAGCTAAAGCCTTGAGCGTAGCAACATCCGGCGATACAGTTTACATATACCCAGGAACCTATACAGAAATATTTCCATTGACAGTTCCACAAGGAGTTACTGTACGAGGCGCAGGTATAAGAGCAGTTACTGTCAAACCAACTGTAAGTACTAACACCCAGGACTGTTTCTTGCTCAACGGAGAAACTACAATAGACGATCTGTCAGTGGTAGATTTTTATTATAATTCAGTTACAGACACAGGCTATGCCTTTAGATTTGCTCCAGGTTTTACAGTAACCTCAAGAAGTCCTTACGTACAAAATGTATCTGTTATAACAGAACCAGGAACAGGTACTGAAATTCCAGCATCAGTAGTACATGGCACAGGCCCAATTTCTACATCTTCATATTCTACTTTTGGATTTACTATTAGAGCATCCGATTATGGAGATATTGGCGGTTATATAACAGCCTATGCTCCTCTGACAGCAGTGATACAATCTGGTTATATAGATCCTCCAGGATACTACACAGTAACATCAATAGAAGTAGATCCTACTAATACAGATAATTGGTTTATACATACTGCGGAAGAATTTAATCCTTCTCAACCTGGACTTTCATTAACTTTGTACAGTGTAGGAGCTTCTTTCATCGTTTCAAATGCTTTATTTGCTGAAGCTGGTTACTATTATCTAGATTATAATAAATCTGATTTGCCTGTAGATTTTGGCACAACTGTTGGAACTAATTGGATTTATACTGTTGACGTTAATTACTATGGCGGAACTAGCTATATCATTGACAGTATTTCTGATCAAGGAACAAGGTGGAGGATAAACTTTACACAGACTATAGCAACTCCTTCTCTTGGCCAAGTACTTTTTGTGTCCCCTGTTGCTCCAGACGGCACACCAGTAATACCACTACCGGCAGGTAAAGGAGCACTAGTTGATGGTAGTGTAGCTAATCCCGACAGCAAAGAAGCAAGTATGCTATTTCATAGCTGTACATTTATCACCACTGAAGTAGATGCGTTGACTATGACTAATGGTGTTCGTGTGGAATGGCTCAATAGCTTTACATATTTTGCCAACAAAGGGCTTTATGCTATAAATGGCACACTAGGATTTGCCAACCAAGGAGTAAAATTTGGTGCTGAAGTACGAAGCATAGGTTCAGCCAATGTCTACGGTACCTATGGTGCTTATGCCGATGGTTCGGATACATTGATGTATTTGATTAATCATAATTTTGCGTATATCGGAGCAGGCACAGATACATCCAACGACCCTACAGCAGTCATACAGACTAATGAAGCTAGCAAACACAATGGTGGAGAAATTTACTATCAAAGTCTAGATCAACGAGGAGATTTTAGAGTTGGTGATGTATTCACAGTCAACCAAGAAACTGGTTTTGTCACACTAAACGGCATAGGACAAAATGCTAACGGTATCACTAGGATCACTTTAAGCAATAATTCTGGTCAAGACACTATATTAGATCCACAGTTCATCCAAACAGGCGGAATAAAAATCAGTGGAAATACTATCTATGGCCTAGATGCTGAAGTTAATATAGATCCTGCTAGCAATCAACTCAATCTCGAAAATGTTTCTATACCACAGAATCTTTCAGTGACTGGAAATTTTGTCATAGATGGCCAGTTAACTTTAGGCAATCAAGTGGTCGATACTATCAGTTTTGTAGCCGATGTTGACAGTGATATTTTACCTAATTCAACTTCTACATATAATCTTGGTAGTGAAACTTTACGTTGGACATCTCTAAAAAATATCAGATCAGATTTGCCTAACATTAAAATTTATGATAACAATATACAGACTGTAGATACAAACAGTGATTTAGAATTACGAGCAAATGCTAGCGGGTCTGTGGTATTTGTAAAAAATACTGAAATATCAAATACATTAACTGTTTCTCAAACTTCTAGTTTTGCTAACACTTTTATCACAGGATCATTTGCTAAAAACGGCACCTCTCTGATAACTGGTGATATCAATCAAACTGGAGATATAAACATCTCGGGAGATTTCATAGTAAACAACAACTACTATGCTTTCAACGACATCTATCTCAATCTAAATCAAGTTAGCACTGTTTCTTCCAATAGTGATCTAGAATTAGTAGCTGCGGGCACCGGTGTTATTTCTATACCAGATAAAAATGTTCAGCTAGATAAAAATCTACAAGTAGGATCATTTAATGCCGCAGCGATTTCTGTAAATCAAGTAACAGCTCCGGTTATTTCAGACAATAACATAGTTGTCTACGATAATGTAATTGAAACTACACAATCAAACAGCGATCTTGAGTTAAAAGCCAGCGGTACAGGTCAAGTTGATTTTGTACAAAATCTAGAAATACTCAACGATCTCACAGTCATGGCTTTGAGCTCGTTAAAATCTACACAGATACAAGGTACAGTGACACAGACTGGAGATTACAATCAGACAGGTAATACTACAAGAACCGGTGATGTAAATGTTACTAGTTCGTTGACTTCTAACGGAAATTTTGTCACAGATTCTATCACTGTAAGCAATAATACAATAAGAACTACCGTATCTAACAGTGACCTAGAATTAGCAGCCACAGGCAATATAGTGATAAACGATATAGCTAGATTTAATAATAATCTAACTACCAATACTACAACATCTACAAATTTAACAGCGATTTCAACAACATCCTCGGGAGTTTTTTCAGACGGCGATATAAAGATCGAAGGTAATCTAGTTACTACTACACAGAGTAATAGCGATCTAGATCTCAGAGCCAACGGTACCGGTATCATAAGATTTACCGCTGCGACATTTAACAATCAATTGTCTGTTACAGGAATTAGTGATCTACAGGCAACAAATATAGTTGGAGATGTTACTGTACAAAATCTATCATCTAGCAGTATCACACATACAGGATCATATCAACTTTATGGTACTGGATATGTAACTGGTGATTTTACCAATACTTCAGTAACACAGGCAAATTTTGGCAATATCGTATTCTTGAACAATGCTGTTAAGACTACAGAATCAAACAGTGATTTAACTTTAAATGCCAGCGGCACAGGCAGTATTAGATTAAAATCACAGACTACATTTAACAAAAATTTATCAGTAAATGATACTTTAACAGTCAATAATCTAACAGTTAATAAAGTAACATTCAATAGTTTAACTGATGGCACGGTTTTAGTAAAAGATAATTTTATCACTACCGTAGATTCAAACGCAGACCTAGATCTCACAAGCCACGGCACTGGGATCGTAAGAATACCTAGCAATGATTTAAGAACATACGGATTAACTGTAGCTGGCACTAGCTATTTTAACAATACGTTTTTAGGTGGAGGCAATCACTTAGGTAATTTTTCAATCACCGGTAATAGAACAGTAAATGGCAGTTACTATCAAACAGGTGATTTTACTAATAATAATGAAATAAGACTAGACAATATACACATAGTCAACAATACCATATTGACTACCCTCAGTAGTAGTGACCTTGAATTGCGAGCATCTGGTTCAGGATTAATCAGTTTTACTAATAACAATGTTTTAATTAACAACAATCTTTCAGTTTCTCAAGATATAACCTCTAGCATTATCAACACATCTTCTACAAGTTATGCTGATAGCTTGTATGATGGTGAGATATTAATCAAAGACAACTTTATTAGGACTACAAATTCAAACAGCAATTTAAAATTAACAGGTAATCTCCTAGGCGGCGTAGCATCTCAAAATGTATTGATTAACAACAATGTTATTTCTCCGGTTACATTTAATGATCTATTGATACAACCAAATGGCATCGTTACTGTAGACAGTGTTTCTGCTATGAAATTACCAACAGGAACTACAGCTAATAGACCTTCAGGAGTAGCCGGTCAGATACGATATAACACTACAGCACAGCAATTTAGGGGATGGAATTCTGCGGCAACTAAACCATTTAATGGCGTATATTCTGCGGATCTAAAAACTTCAGTAACTGCCCTTGATACACAGTCTTTAAGATTTACTGTTAACAATGCTAACAAGATGTCCATAACTAGCAGTAAAGCTATTACCGAAGCTGTACAAGTAAACACTTATATGACGGTGTCTAATAACACATTTAGCAATGCTCTGAATGAAAACATCTTTATAACACCGGGCGGTACAGGCCAGCCGATCTTCGATAAAACTACAATAGTAGGCGATGCTTTTATAAATCTAGATAACACATTACCGTTAACAGTCGCATCAAACGGACAGGGCTATGTAAAATTCAATAACAACAAAGCACTGGTTATTCCAGTAGGTAATACCAGTGAACGTCCAGCTGGACCAGAAGTGGGAGATTTTAGATTTAACACAGATCTAGCTGCTCCTGAAGTTTGGAACGGAGTAGCATGGGCTTCATTAGCAGGTGATGCTGTAGGTATTAGTGCCAGCGAATTCAACGACCTTGATCAAGTTTACAGCTTGATTTTTGGCTAATCACGCATTTTGTTTAAACGAATAAATACTTGTGATTACAAGAGAGGACCAGTCTCTTGTATGGCTAAACTGTGGTAAACCCGCAATGTAAGGTGGTTAACCGTGAAACACGGGGTTAAGGAGAGCGAATGAGCCAGCTTGGTCGTATATCTGGGCCGCTCTTGAAGGCGAATCTACTTCGTAATGGAGTTGATCTGGCTTTCGAGACTGACCTACTCTATCTAGATGTTAAAAATCTCCGCGTCGGAATAAAGACAGCCAACCCCACACACGATCTTACAGTCAACGGCACAACAAGAACCACAAACTTAGAATTAACCAACAGCCTAACAGTAGGCAATCTCACGTTTGGTAATAACACTATCAGTAGCACACAGGGCGAGATACAGCTTAATCCCGCAGGTGGTGGTACCGTATTTTCTGGCAAGATCACAGCAGACGAAATAGATATTTTTAACAATACTATTTCTACTAACATTTCAAACGCAAATCTAGAATTCCGTCCACACGGTACTGGTAGCGTAGATATCTATAGCAATGCTACAGTTAATGGAGATCTACACGTCACCGGTAATGTCACAGCAGACGGCGACATACAGATCGGTAATCAAACTACTGATACTGTGTCATTCACTGCTGAAATAGTCAGCGACATCATTCCTAAATTTAATGAAACTTATAGTCTTGGATCAGATCCAGGAGCTGGAGGCAATCGTTGGAATGATGTTTGGGCTAAAAATCTATACGCAGACGCAATTTTTACTTCTAACCTAGTAGTTAATGGTATCAATCTTACCCTAAGACAGGGAAAGATTTATTATGTAGCTACCAACGGCAACGACACATACTCAGGTACACACGAAAACGATCCGTATGCTACAGTGAAAAAAGCATTAACTATGGCAGTCAGTGGAGATACTGTGTACATATACCCAGGAACTTACACAGAAATATTTCCTCTAACTGTGCCTGTTGGTGTTAGCGTAAAAGGTATAGGACTAAGATCTGTATTCATCCAACCTACTAGCGGTACTAGAAACAAAGACGCTTTTCAATTAAATGGTGAAACTACCATAGAAGACATCACTGTTGGCAATTTTGAATACGATTCTGTTAATAATACCGGACATGGATTTGTATTCGCTCCGGGATTTAAAGTCACTACTAGAAGTCCATATATCAAAAATGTCACTGTGTTGACATTTGGTAGTACTGTAAGATTAGGCACTAATCCTCTAGATGATCCGCGTGGATATCTAGCCGGTGATGCAGGACGTGGAGCATTCGCAGATGGTAGTCTAGCAGATCCTACTAGTATAAAAGCTAGTATGCTGTTTCATTCTGTAACATTTTTAACTCCTGGTGCTGATGGATTAAAATGTACTAATGGTGTTAGGATAGAATGGCTCAATTGTTTTACATATTTTGCTTCTAAAGGTATAAATCTTTACAGTGGCAGCACAGGTTTTGCCAATGACGGTAAGACTAGGATAGAATTTTCCACAACATCTGGCACATTTAATGTCGGTGATACAGTCACATACTATGATACAGACGGAACCACAGTATTAGCCAGCGGATTGATAGAAAGTAAATCAGGTAATGTTTATACTATAGATGGAAAATCTAATAATTGGGAAACTATTACTGACCGCGGCGGCAAACAGGTTGTAGTGTCAGGCGATGCCAAGTTAACAACATCTTTGAAAAAATTTGGCACAGCCAGTTTATCATTAGATGGAACAACAGACTATATCAACATCGCTAGCCAACCAGATTTTGCGTTTGGTACAGGCGATTTTACCATGGAAGGTTGGTTCTATCCTACCGCTTCTGGCACCTATAGAACATTGTTTGATCTAAGAACTACTACACCCGGCGATGGTGGCGGGATCATTATAGGTATAAACAACCTTGATCAATTGTATTTTTATTACAATTTTGGTTTTAGAATAGGTGCTGCTGGTTCTGTACCATTGAATCAATGGAGTCATATAGCTTTATCTAGAGTGTCTGGAGTAACTAGAGCGTTCGTCAACGGAACTCAGATCGGTGTAAATTATACAGATAGCAATAACTATGCTCAGAGAGCAGTTCGTATCGGAGCAGATCCTGCTGGACAATATGCTTTTACAGGTTATGTAGATGATGTAAGAATTTCAAAAGGCGTCGGAAGATATACATCAAATTTTTCAGTACCGACTAATGCGTTTGTTGGAGATCTTTCAACAGTATTGCTATTACATTTTAATGGACCAAACGCATCAACTATCATAACAGATGACGGCTACACTGGCCAGGATATTAGATCATCTAGCGGTGGTGTTTCTACAAGATTAGATAATGTAGATTATACAGACTTTGGTGCTGAGCTTCGTAGCATCGGTTCTGCTTGTGTTTATGGACAGTATGGAATTTACGGTGACGGTGTTGGTGTTATTGGATATCTGATCGGTCAGAATCTTGCTTACATAGGTTTAGGCAGGAGTACAGATAACGATCCGTTGTCAGTGATACAGGCTAACGAAGTAGTAAAACTAAACGGAGCAAAAATATTCTTTAACTCTGTTGATGCTCGTGGAGATTTTAGAGTAGGAGATTATTTCTACATCAATCAGCAGACTGGTGAAGTTAGTTTTAGTAATTCTAATGTCAGTGTGACAGGCAACATATTATTAGATGACGGTCTAGGTAATGTTACCTATATCGATCCTACTAAAATAGACACGGGCAATATCGAAATCGCTGGAAATACTATCAGCAGTGTTGCCGGCGACGTAAACATTAACGCATTTTCTAATCAGATCAATCTTTTAAGCAATGTAACAGTATCTGGCAATCTAGATGTCACTGGCAATGTTACCGTAGGCGGTAATATTACCATCGGTGATCAAACCACAGACACTGTTAATATTACCGCTAAAGTAACCAGTGACATCATACCAACTATCGATTCTAGATTTAATCTCGGATCCAACAGCTATCGATGGAATAATCTTTATTCTACTGAATTAGATACAGGCGATATAAGAATATTTGACAATGTGATTACCACTGTTACCAGCAACAGCGATCTCGAATTAACTGCTAATGGTACCGGTAAGATTTCGATACCTACTAATGATCTATTAGCACAACAAAATTTAACTGTACAAGGTACTAGTTATCTAGCAAATACCGATATCACAGGCAGTTTCACACTTGTAGGAAATTCTACACTAACCGGTACTATAACACAAACCGGCAATTACACAGTCAATGGTGTGGTAACTGCTGATAATTTATTTTTGAATAGATTAAGTCTACAGGGCAATCAGTTACGTTCAACGCAAGGTAATGAAAATCTAGTTCTTTCTGCGGCAGGCACTGGTAAAATATATGTGCCAAATAACAATGTCGTGATAGATAATAATCTAACAGTAAACGGCACTGCTACTGTTAATAATTTTACAGTCAACAACAAACTGACTGCGGATTCTTTTGCGACCAGCGATGTTTATATAAAAGATAATTTTATTACAACTACTCTTTCTAACAGCGATTTAGAATTAAGAGCAAACGGAACTGGTCGTGTACTAATACCTAATAACAATACACGATTAGATCAGGATCTCACAGTCAACGGAACTAGCTATCTCAAGAACACAAATATAGTAGGTACTGTAACCCATACAGGCAACACCAACGCCACAGGTAACTTGATACAAACAGGTACAGCCAATATATCTGGATCTATCACTATAGGTGATTATGCGCAGTTTGCTGATGTGCGCATCAACAACAATTCTATAACAACCACATTGGCTAATAGCGATTTAACTCTAATCGCTAACGGTACTGGTAAGGTAATAGTACCAAACAACAATGTTATCATCAATAACGGATTGACAGTTATAGGAAATACACAGTCACAGAATATCACTGCGACTAACACCATCACATCACCAGTGTTCACAGACGGTGATATACGCATCGAAGGTAATTTGATCACTACTACATTAAGCAATAGTGATCTTGAATTAGCTGCTAACGGTACAGGCAAAGTAGTAGTACCAAATAACAATGTCGATATCGCAAACACATTAACGGTTAACAGCACTAGCTATCTTTCTTCAGTAAATGTTACTGGTACTATTAATCATACTGGCAATACTATACAAACCGGTAACCTAACAGAAGTAGGCAATTTTACACTACAAGGTACATTGACTGTAGATGGTATTAGCAATTTTGCTAATGTCAACGTACAGACTAACAATATTTCAAGCAGAACAGGAAATAGTGATTTAAATCTTATAGCAGCAGGCACAGGCAAGATTTATGTGCCTAATAATGATGTTGTTGTAGAAAAAAATCTCACAGTCACTGGAAACATAACTGCTACCTCAGCAACTATCAATCAAAATCTTGTAACTGACAATCTCAGCAATGGCAATATAGACATACAAGGTAATCTGATCACAACAACTTTAAGTAACAGTGATCTAGAACTAAGAGCCAATGGCACCGGATCTGTGTCGATACCTAACAATGTTCTAAATCTAGGACAATCTCTTTATGTTACTGGCACGACTAATCTAGCTACCACAAACATCACAGGAACATTAACACAAGTCGGTACTGTTACACAAACAGGCACAGTCAATCAAACTGGAAACTATACAGTTAACGGTCTGTTTAATATCAACGGTACTGCTCAGTTTAAAGATGTTAGAATACAAGATAATTTTATAACAACCACTTTAGGTAATAACGACCTAGTGATGATAGCCACAGGTACAGGCATAATTTCTATGCCAACAAACAATGTATCTATGTCTAAAAATCTTTCAGTGCTAGGCAATATTTCTGCTAATTCTGTAACAGCATCTGACAGAATCACAGCACCTACTTTTGTTGTAGGTAATGTACAGATAAACGGCAACAGTATCACAACTAATGCGTCTAATACTAACTTACAGTTGACAGCCAACGGTACCGGGTTTATTGAAATAGAACAGGTATTAATTAGAGGTAATACTATAACAACACCTTCTAATACTGATCTAGTATTACAGCCGACTGGCACAGGTATCGTAAATATCAACACCACACAGGCATTGAAATTACCTGCGGGCAATGACAGCCAAAGGCCTGCCGGACAAGCTGGTATGATACGTTATAACACCCAAACAAATGGCTATGAAGGTTATGATGGTACCTATTGGAGAAGGATAGACGGTGTTTATGATGTAGCACAGACTACCTATATCACTGGAGAATTAACACCAGGTGCCAATGATAATATTATAAGATTCTATGTCAATGGTGGAACTGCTATAGCTGATCTAAATGCTAGCAGATTCCGAGTACCGTCTTTGGACATTAGCAATATCAATATCACTGGAGATACTATCAGTTCTACTGGCAATTCAAATATAACATTCGCTCCTACAGGTTCTGGATCTACTGTTATTGGAAATTTTGCCTTCAAGAATAACTTGATCACAAATACTGTGACTGACAGTATCACTTATTTTAATCAAACAGGTAACGGATATTTTAAAATTTCAGGTACTAACGGATTTGTTATACCTACAGGAACTAGTGGACAACGCGGTGGTATAGTTGAAACTGGTATGATTCGTTTTAATACCACAGACAACAGAATGGAAATTTACGATGGTACTCAGTGGGGATCAGCAGCTGGCAGCACTGGGCAAGGAATAACTATTACTGAAGCTACTGATGTAGCCATTGTAAACGCATTAATTTTTGGATAAAAAACATGGCAACAGCATTTAAAAATAAAATAGAAAATCAATTAGGCACTAGCCCTACACAACTGATCGCCACACAGCCTGCTAGCAGGATCACTGTTATTGGTATGAGCCTTTGTAATCTGTTGCCTCAATTGGTAAAAGTAAGTGTAACACTAACTGATTCGACTTCTACTACAGGATATTATGTCAAGGATGTACAGATACCTCCTAATCAAAGTTTAAGAATAGTCAATGGTGGTGAAAAACTGATCATGGCGGAAAACAGTTCACTATCAGCATTTGCTGATCAAGCTGCTGCTGTAGATGTGATTATCAGTTATGTTGAAATCGTATAAGGAAAAATATCATGGCCGGACCATTTAATTTAGGTGAAATTAATCAAGAAGAATTGTTAGGTGTAGGTGTACCTAGATATCTGTATGCTATGAGAAGAACAGATGACGGTGAATTATACGTGAATAGGTTTGATCAGTTGAGCAACACAGATTCTATCACTATAAATCAAAACGGAACCACTGACGGCAATTATGACCAATTCGAAACTGGTGTAGATTTCTTCGAAGGAAGAGACGTTAATCACGAGCTAGTCTATGAAAATTTAAATTATGAACAATACCGATGGGATGGACGATCACTTTGGTATTACATCAATGATGATGGTGAGTTAGTAGTTAGGATAAACGGAAATTACAACTATCCTAGTGGTATATAAATATTTTCAACGCAAAATTAGGATGAAAAATGGCAGATTTTAGATTTTACAAAATGCGATTTACCTGGAGAGGGGAATGGTCTACGGGTACTGCTTACGTCAAAGATGACATAGTTACCTACGGAGCTAAAACGTTTGTCTGTTTGGTAGGACATACCGCTGCTGCCAATTTTTATACCGATTTAGATTTCGTAGATATCACACAAATTCCCAATGTACCAGCACCAAAGTGGGCATTACAGGTAGATGGATATACTTACAAGAAAGAATGGGTACCTAATGAATTTTATAATCTAGGCGACATAGTCAAATATAACGGTATGATCTATATCTGTGTCGTACATCATACTTCTAATAGCATCGGCCTTTATCATGATTACACTAAATGGATCGTCTATGTCAAATCAGACTACTGGAGAAATGATTGGCAGACTAACACTAGATATCAGATCGGAGATGTAGTCAAATACAATGGATTTTTATATAGGTGTAATTATTCGCATCAATCTGCGGATATTATCACCGGTCTAGAAATCGACAGTAATTTCTGGGACACAGTTCTAGCAGCAGAACAGTGGAGACAAGACTGGCAAACATCTACGAGATATAGAGAAAATGATGTTGTCAAATACGGCGGTATCGTATATAGATGTAAGCAAGGACATACTTCAGCATCTACTATAGCAGCCGGTCTAGAACAAGATCTAGATTTACAAGACAGTACATTAACCAAATGGGAAGTAGTTCATTCAAATATTGAATATAAGACAGACTGGACTGCTTCTACTAGATACAAGTTAAATGACGTAGTCAAATATGGTGGTAGTCTTTGGATTTGTACAGTATATCACACTTCGACAACTTCTTTTCAAGATACTAAATGGACTTTGTATGTTCCGGGATTTCAATTTGAAAATGGTTGGGATGGTACTGTAGTTTATCAAAAGGGCGATGTGGTAAGATATGGTGGTTATTTTTATACAGCATTGGTAAACAATGTAGGTGTAACTCCGACTACAGCCGTAGGTGATAGCACAATAGATGTATGGCAACTATTGACTAAAAATTACCAGGTCACTGGTGATTGGTCCAATATATTCAATTACAGGATAGGCAGCGTCACTAGACGAGAAGGTCAAGTTTATCTAGCCAAACAGGATAATGTAGGCAAGGATCCTAACAGCAATTCCACAGAATGGGAATTATTAATACCTGGTGAAAAATTCCAAAATTTCTGGAATACAACTACTACCTATGAAATAGGTGACATCGTAACTTACAAACAAAATACCTATGTTTGTATACTACAGCATACTCCTGTGTTGGCTAACAGACCAGATACAGACACTACAGACGGAACTGTGGTAGGCACCTATTGGAAATTGTATATCAAGGGTGAACCAACTAACAGTCTGATAACACAGGGTGATCTAAAAACATATTCTACCACACAAGATAGGATAGCATTAGGCACTGAAGGTCAGGCCTTGAGAGTAGTGACAGGTACAGCTTCATGGTATTCATTTAATTCTGCTGCGGCTGTGTATTATGTGGCTCCAGAAGGTATCGACCAACCAAACAACGGAACAACACTACAAAATCCTTGGAGAACTATTAGATATGCCTGCGGTAGAGTCAGTGGTCCTGCTACTATCTTTGTCAAGACAGGTTCTTATTCAGAAATATTGCCTATCAGTATACCGGCAGATGTAGCTGTGGTAGGAGAAGAATTAAGAAGCACGTTAATACAACCAGCTGCCGGCTATGAAACTTCGAATATGTTTTATATGAGGAATGGTTCAGGATTAAGAAACTGTACCCTTTCGGGATTGACAGGCACACTAGGGCCATTTGACACTTATATCACTCGTCGTCCTACCGCAGGAGCTTATGTCAGTCTAGATCCAGGATATGGTCCTGCGGACACTTCTACATGGATCACTACGAGATCGCCATATGTACAGAATGTGACTACTTTCGGTACAGGATGTACAGGCTGTAAGATCGATGGCAGCTTACATAATGGTGGTAATAGATCTATAGTGTCTAACGACTTTACGCAAGTACTAAGTGATGGTATTGGCGTATGGTGTACAAATCTAGGATTAACAGAACTTGTTTCTGTGTTTTCATACTACGGACACATCGGTTATCTAGCAGAAAACGGTGGTAAGATACGTGCTACTAATGGTAACTCATCATATGGTGCTTACGGAACTGTGGCACTAGGATTTGATCAAACAGAAACACCTATCACCGGTATAGTAGATAATAGAACAAAGCAAGCGCAGATAAGATCAGCATTTTCCGGTGAAGCCAACGATTTTGTATTAAGGTATGAATATTCTAATGCTGGACAAAATTATACAACAGTAAATTACACAGTAGTAGGTAGCGGTGTAAACATTTCAACGGTCAACGATGAATTTAGAGACAGTGCTGTATTTGAAGCTCAGTTAATAGACAACACAGGTACTACAGGATCTTTTGGTGGAAACGGTTACTATAACATAGGTAACAATGCGCAGGCAGGAGATCTAACCACAGTAACATTGGCTACTGGTGATCAAAATACTTTCAACACCTATAGAGGTATGAGAGCGATCATACAAAGCGGTACAGGTACAGGACAATATGGTTATGTGGTAGGGTTTAATACTAGCAGTAAAGTACTCAGCGTAGCTAAAGAAAGTTTTCAACCAGTTATAGCTGCCAGCAGCAGTTCTAGCACTAATTTGTTTACTACAGACGGAGCAACTTATCCTTACAAGTTATATGTTAACCAACCTGTCTATTTTGATTTCGAACCTATCGCAGTTACAGCTACTGGTATAAATGTTTCAAATGGTATTATTTTATCATCCGTGACAGGATTGTCTGTAGGAATGACTATCACTTTTACCAGCGCAACAGTTTATGGTGGTATACAACAGAACTTTACCTATTATATCAAGACCATTAACGGTAACATCATCACGATCAGCCAAAACTTCAATGGTGCTACATTTACAGTTACAGCATTTGCCAACATAACTATGACCGGCACTGCTAATAGTAATATAGGAGGTGTATCTTTAGGTACTCTTTATTATATAAAAACTGTTCCATCAGCTACAACATTTTCTATATCTAGCTTACCAGGCGGAGCTACTATCAACTTAACCGATGGTGCAGGTGCTATGAGAACCAATGCTGCTGGGTGGGATCATGTTAATTTAGGATTTCCTGCTGTAGCTTTATTGGATACTACCAGTGTATATAGGATTGAACCTAGACCAAGTTGGTCTAGACCACCTTTTTCAATCACCACCGGTACAGTATCAAGCTCGGGTACATGGATAGCAGAAGGCAGCGGCTGTTTTGGTAATGGTAGATATCTCGCTATTACTACTAGCGGAAGTGTAGTTTATAGTACCGATGGTACAACTTGGACTAATGCCACTATGCCTTCGAGTGGTGGTGGCTCGTGGGCGTTTGTTACATTCGGTAATGGCAGATTCGTGGCTGTAGCTGCTCCTTCTAGTACAGCAGCATACAGCACAGACGGTATCAATTGGTCTACCTCGGTATTACCAACTAATACTTCTTGGAGTTCTGCTGCCTATTGTAATTTTAACAATAGATGGGTAGCGGTATCAGGAAGTTCTGGAACCATAGCAGCTTACAGCACAGATAATGGTGCTAGCTGGTTATCATCAACACTGCCAACTACTGGCAACTGGGCTAGTGTAGCCTGTGGCTCAGGTATCACTGTGGCAATAGCTTCAGGCAGTACTGCTGCCGCTTACAGTACCAATGGTGGACAGACATGGACAGCAGCTACGTTACCTACTTCTGCTACTTGGAGCGCAGTAAACTATGGGGATGGCAGATTTTTAGCAGTAGCACAGGCAAATACCATAGTGGCACAGACATATAATGGTTCAACATGGACACAAAATCCTCCATTACCATTTTCAGCTAACTGGGTCGACATATCGTATGGACAAGGTTCTTGGCTAGCAGTATGTTCAGATGTTACAGCTAATTTTGCTACCAGCGACAATGGTATCTATTGGACCCAAAGAACCAGTTCGCAAAGCCAAGGAAGATCTAGTGCTACGTTTGGATCTATATCAGGAGTAGGTCGTTGGATAGTATTTCCGGCCAGCGGTAATGCTATCGATATAGTATCCTCAGGTTCTACCACGAGAGGACGCATAGAATTAAGCGGTAGTACATTATCCTTGATAAAATTGTGGGAACCGGGCAGCAGTTACACTTCTGCTACTTGTACAATAACAGATCCTAGCGCAATTACAGCCGCAGTAGTCAACAATAGGATAGCAAACGGAGTTTTAGCAAATCCTTCTTTTGTCAACAGAGGTATAGGTTACAAGACATCGACTACAGTAGTAACAGCAACAGGTGACGGATTTGCAGATATCTATCCTTTCGGTAATACGATGTATCTAAAAAATCTAACTCGATTACCTAAACCTGGTGCTAACTTGATATTTGATCAGATAATCTGGAGTTCATACGGCTTGCCTTCTAGTGGTACTTGGAGTGATGCTGTATATGGTACAAAATTTGTAGCAGTTAGATCAGGTAGCAACGCTGGTGCTTACAGTACAGACGGATCATCATGGTCAGCATCAATACTGCCAGCGTCAGTTAATTGGTCATCGGTTGTATTCGGTAATGGAATATACATGGCTGTAGCTAACGGTTCGGCTACAGCGGCTATCAGTAGCGACGGCATCACGTGGACTAGTATTACACTACCTGGAGCACTAGCATGGACTTCTGTAGCATACGGTTCGGGTAAATTTGTAGTAGTAGCTTCCGGTAGTAACACAGTCATATGGAGTGTAGACAACGGCACTACGTGGACATCAACAACATTGCCAAGTTCTGGTGCGTGGATCAAGGTAGTTTCAGGAGCCAACGATTTCTTTGCGTTGAGATCGGGCAGCAATCAGGCTGCTTATAGTTCAGACGGCACAGTTTGGGCTGTTAGGAATCTTCCAATAACAGCCGCCTGGACATCTGCTACCTATGCTAGCGGTATTTCCACATATGTATTCGCAGCCACAGGTAACAGTTTAATCTATACTGTCGATTCAGGAGCCAATTTTACTACAGTAACACTGCCGGTCAGTGCTAACTGGAGTAAAATATTATTTGGCTATCAGAAATTCGTGTTAGTGGCTGCTGACTCTGCTAATTTGTTAACTAGCAAAGACGGAATAACTTGGACAGCAAGATCATATACACAGACCACAAACACAGCATTGGCAAACGGTAATGGTTATTTCACAGTATTAGGAACTAATACAGCAGCCAGAGGTTCAGATGGTAGCACTGACATACAATACAAAGTGTTAACCATCACCGAAACTAGTGGATCTGCTAACAATTATCGAGCAACATTCACAGTCAGTCCTACACTAAACAAAACTACCTCGCCTGTAAATGGAGTGGCTATCGAAGTTCGAGAAAAATACAGCCAAGTACGTCTAACAGGACACGACATGTTGGCTATCGGTACTGGTAATAAAACAGAAACCAACTATCCTTATGTTGATGTTAATGATTATCTACCAGGAAATGAAACTTATTTCAGAGGCGGTGGACGAGTTTTCTATACCACTACTGACCAAGATGGTAATTTCCGTGTAGGACAGTTATTTGCTGTACAGCAAGCAACAGGTATTATCACTATTAGTGCTGATTATTTTAATCTAAATGGTCTAAGCAGTCTGACACTGGGTGGTATCGCTGTGGGCGGAAATGCTACGATCATCAATGAGTTTAGCACAGATGCTACGTTTACTGCGGATTCAAACTCGATCATACCTACGCAAAAAGCGATCAAACAGTATATCGCTAGACGTATTTCAGGCGGTGGATCTAATGCTGCTACGGGTACTCTAGTTGCTGGTACAGTTTCGATAGGACCGACTAGCATAGGCAGCACCACAAATACAGTGGTAAGAATACCCGTAAAAATGAGATTTATCAAGGGATTAGGGGGTAGCATTACAGCGATGACTTTCTTTACAGAAACATTTGATTCTAGATTAGATTTCGTGGATCCTGTGAGACAGTTTTGATAAAAACATGCTATTAAAAAAACAACTAAATATATTAACGAACAGTTCGGAGCAATAAATGGCTGAGTATAAATTAGGTAGAATACGTTTTATTTGGAAAGATCAGTGGGCAGCAGGAACCACGTATCTCAAAGATGATGTAGTTCGCAAAAATGGTAAAGTTTACATCTGCGTGATCGGGCACACAGCCGCTTCGGATTTTTACGTAGACGCAGACAATATTCCAGCTCGTTGGAATCAAATGAGTGACGGCCAAACATGGCGTTCAGATTGGTCTCCAGATACAGTTTACTATCTCAATGACATAGTAAAATATGGCGGACAAGTCTATATCTGTACACAAGGACACACTTCGGCAGCTACCTATGCTCTCGGTCTAGAACAAGATCTAGATCTTGGTGACAGCACAGTTTCTAAATGGCACATTTTTGCCGAATCTTTTGATTGGAAAAATGATTGGGTACCAAATTATAGATATAAGAGACACGATATCGTCAAGTATGGTGGTAACACATACCTTTGTAATACTGGACACACTTCCGCATCTGATTATACATATGGTCTAGAAGGTCTAGGATTAGTCACACCTGGTGTTCAAGCAGATATAGGCAAGTGGGATCTATATTCAGAATCTTTCGAATGGAAGACTGACTGGGCACCTAGCACACGATATAAATTACACGATGTGGTAAGATTTGGTGGTACCACTTATGTTTGTAATCTAGGTCATACTTCTGCTGCTACATTTGACCTTGGGTTAGAAGCTGACCAGACAAAATGGGATTATTTCAATCAAGGTATACAATATCTCTACGATTGGGATAATGGCGATGTAAACTATAAGATCAACGATGTGGTAAAATATGGTGGAGATCTTTGGATCTGTACCAAAAAACACAAGTCGAACACTTCTACTCTTTTCCAAACAGAAGAAGCCGCAGGACGTTGGAAGAAATTCGTCGAAGGTCTTAAATTCCAAGATTCATGGAATAGCTCAACAGTGTATGAACCAGGTGACATCGTAACATATGGTGGTTATGCTTATGTGGCAAAGACTAATCACAGCAACGTTTCACCGATCGCAGCAGTGGCTGGTGGAATCAATTGGAGTTTATACACTACTGGATTTACTCTTAAAAACAATTGGGATCAAGACACAAATTATAAAGTAGGTGAAGTAGTTAGACTCAACGGGTATTCTTATGCTTGTATAGCCGATACTACAAAATACACAACTACGGTAACAGCTACTAGTCAGTCTACTGGTCAATTAACTATAAACAACAGTCTGGCTACCACTACATCTACAGCAACAACCAGCGTGACTGTAAATTCTGTAACTTATAATTATGTTCGAGTTAACAGTGGTACAGGACTTAGCATTGGTAGATCTATCGTATTCACTGGTACCACATTTGGTGGTATCACGGCAAATCAAACTTATTATATCGTAGGATTACCTACTACAACACCACAGACTATCGTTTCAGTGGCACAGGCCAGCACTATAGTTACAGTAACAACTAATCTAGTACATGGATATACTGCCGGACAGACAGTCACGGTAACAGGAACCAGCCTAGTAGATGCTGCCAATGTGGTGATAACTGCTGTGCCTAATGCTTATACATTTACCTATGATCTAGCCAGCAACACAGTACCTACTACTACAGTGTCTGGTACAGTAACACCGGCAGCACAGATTATTATTTCATCTAGCTATAACGGATCTCCATTGACATTGACTACTGCGTCAGGTTCGATGGGAGTATCAGCTGGTGAAACTTATTTTGTAGGACAAGCTATTAGATTTAGCGGTACGACATTCGGAAATATACAGACAGGATCAACACCAAAACAAACCTATTGGATCTATTCTGTAGACGGTCTTAATACTCTAAAGATTTCTACGACACAGTATGGTTCTCCTGTTTCTACTACAGCTACCGGTACTAATGGTCAGTCTACGATCACCGTGACTAGCTTGACTGGTATAGCCGTAGGGTTCCAAGTGACTGGCAATGGTATCGGTAGCGGAGCAACTGTAGTCAGCATAGTAGGCTATGTTGTCACACTCAGTCAACCTAATACCAGCAATATCACTACAGGAACTGGAGCAATTACATTCAGTTCATATTTTGTACCTCAGACACAGACTGGTTCGATGACTGCTGAAATAGTAGCAGAACCACCAAATGACACATTCTGGGGTAGATTGAATTCAGGCATTAAATGGACTAATTCTTGGGTAACCGACATAGACTATTTCTTAGGTGATGCTGTTCGCTATGGACCAAATAGTTACATCTGTATACAACAACATCATTCATTGACCAGCAACAGACCAGACAATGATGTGACAGGAACTTTCTGGAACTTGTTGGCTAATGGTCAGGAATCATCAGTATTGACCACACAAGGTGATCTAGTTTACTTCGGCGGTTCTGGACCTACAAGATTGCCAATAGGGCAAGATGGTCAAGTGCTGACAGTCAATGGTAATACATTGGCTCCAAATTGGAAGTTCTGGGGCAGCATCGATCAAGTTTATTATGTAGCTACTTCAGGTACAGACAGTGCTTATCCTATCTATGGTGCTACATTAGACAAACCATGGAAGACTATCAGATATGCTTGCGAACAGATATTAGCAGGACCTAGAAATCCTAATGCTGCTTATCTTATAAATGTTAACAGACAGTTCATCCAACGAGAAACTGTAAATTGGATCAACTATCAAATCGCTAACAATATATCTCCTTTCACTACTGGTTTCACTTATGATCAAACCAAATGCGAAAGAGATACAGGTTATGTAATCGATGCTTTAGTCTGGGACTTAACACACGGCGGCAATGTGAGATCTAGAGCGGCAGCATTAAGCTATGTTGGCGGAACATATACTTTATTATCTTCACAGAAAACACAAACCAACGCAGCACTAAATTATGCTATCAATAATGTGTTAGTCGCCGCAGTATTAGCTAACGCAGCACCTTTCCAAAACTATCAAGTACTAAATGGAGTAGCTGTTGGTTCTCGTATCAATCAAGTTATCAATACAAATTATACTTCAGAAACTGTATCATCAGATATTACTGCTTTATTAAAAATAATCACAGATGCTATAACAGCAGGTGTATCTACTAATATTCCTGCTCAGGTACAACCAAATTATACTATCTTGGCTAAAACTGGAGTATATTATGAAACATTACCTATCGTTGTGCCAGCGTTTACCGCGATAGTAGGAGACGAATTAAGATCTACAAACATACGTCCAGCTGCTTCGCAAGTAGCTGCTGGTGATGTCACTTACAGTCTAGCAGCATTGGCTTATATCAAGACTATAATCAGCAATGTAGTGACTGGTACCACAGTAACTACTAATCAAATCACATATTCACAAGATAAAACACTGCCTTTGGCTACAGGTACTGAAGGAACTACCGTACAGAATCTTGTACAAAATATCATCGACTATATTAATTTCTATATCAATAGCACAGGCAGTGCTCCAGCTATGACTGGTACCAACACACCGGCTAGCACTTACGATCCGTATGCCGCTGCTAGATTGTTAGAATTGAACAGAAACTTTATCGTAGCTCAAACTAATGCCTATATAGCAGCGACATATCCTGCTTATAGTTACAATGTGGCATCATGTTCTAGGGACGTTAATCGTTATATAGATGCTCTTAAATATGATCTAGTCTATACAGGAAATTATAAAACATTAACATACGCAAAACTATATGTCAATGCGGTAACTGGCAGTCTCTTACAAAATATGTTCTTGGTAAGAAATGCCTGTGGTCTAAGAAATTGTACCGTACAAGGATTGACAGGTACATTAGGATCAGCCAACGCATATGGAACTAAGAGACCTAGTGCTGGAGCCTATGTCAGCCTAGATCCAGGCTATGGACCAAACGATTCGGATGCTTGGGTAACCACAAGATCTACATATGTACAAAACGTGACTACATTTGGCACGGCGGCAATCGGTCTTAAGATCGATGGTAATTTACATAACGGTGGCAATAAATCTGTTGTTGCTAACGACTTTACACAGGTCATCAGCGATGGTATCGGTGTATGGTGTACCAATAATGGGTTGACAGAACTTGTGTCTGTGTTCTCGTATTATGGACACATGGGATACCTAGCAGAAGCTGGTGGTAAGATACGTGCTACTAACGGTAACTCATCATATGGTGATTACGGTACTGTGTCTGAGGGTGTTGATGCGACAGAAGTTCCGATCACTGCTCAGATTGACAATAGAGCATCCGCAGCACAAGTTGGGTTGACAGTACAAAACGGCAATGCTATACAGAGATTAGAATTTACTAATGCTGGTATAAACTATAATAATTCTGCTACATTTACTTTCAACGGGGCAGGTATTAATGCGGCAGCAGTATTTGACGAAACTAGAGATAATGCTATTTTTGAAGCTAGACAATTACAGTTAGCAGCAGATGGTTCAGATGGCATGTATGGCGGATCATCATACTATACAGCACAGAACGTTGCCCAGGCGGGCGGTCTATATCAGATCACGCTAGCTGCTACAGATAGCCAAACTTCTAGCGGTTATCTGGGAATGAGAATAGTCACTGTATCAGGTACTGGTGCAGCTCAACAGGCTAAGATCATCAACTACAACGCAGGTAACAAGATCGCTCTTGTGGCTAAAGAATCATTCGCAGATATCACAGTTACTGGTAGCACTATCAGTGGTAACACTTTGACTACTACTGCCGCAGAACAAGATAGATTGTATGCTAACATGCCATTGTATCTTAGCGCAGCTATTGGTGGGTTGAGTGCTAACTCTTTATATTATGTGGTTGGTTCTAGTATCGCTACACCCGGAACTACTTTCCAAGTTTCAACAGCACCGAGCGGATCTGCTGCTACGATAACAGCTACAACAACAGGACAAAACGTCACATTATATCAAGCAGGTTGGGAAGGAGCTATCAACGGTACCACTATCACATCACCGGATCCTTCTACATTATATTTGATCGAACCGAGAGTAACATTTGCTGCTCCAGGATTTAAACAAAACGCTACAGGCACACTACCGACCGTAGCTGTTGGATATAAAGATGGTGTGTTTAGTCAGACAAGATCTACTCATACAGGAGTGTCAGCGAGCGGTGGCGCTGGTTCAAGCGCAACCTTCAACATTACTAGAGTAGGATTGGTTTATACTGTAACATTAAACAACGGTGGTACGGGCTATGCTGTGGGAAATACTCTAACTATTTTAGGAACCAGTGTCGACGGTGCTACTCCAAGGAATGACATCACGATAACAGTTACAAAAGTTACAAGTCCTACAGGAGTTATCAGTGCGTTCAGCTCTACTGGTTTAGGTAGAGGTGGACAGTTCTTTGCTTTACCAAACAGTGGAGCAACAGGTGCATATTCAAGGGATGGCAGTACATGGACATCTACTACTATCACTAACCAATCTTGGGGAACAGTAGCTACTGGTACTATTAGTAACGTGGATTATGTACAAATATTGCCAGGTAGTGGATCGGCTAATTTCCAATACAGCACCAATGGAGGACAAACGTGGACAAGTTCTACGCTGCCAACTACACAATCATGGACCAGTTCCGCATTTGGTAATGGTGTATTCATGGCAGTGTCCAGCACATCTAATACACCTATAACATCATCAAATGGTACGAGCTGGGCTGTTACAGCCGGAAACCTTGGCGCTTTTACTAATTTAGTAGGAGTTGCTTACGGATTGGGTAGATTTATGGTATTGCCAGGATCAGCAGCTAACACAACAGCATCATACAGTCTCAATAACGGCACTACATTTGTGGCTACGACATTACCTTCCAGCCAGACATGGTCTGGTATAGCATATGGTAATGGAAGATTTGTAGCCATAGCGTCAACTAATAGAGCAGGTGCTATCAGCATAGATGGTGTAAACTGGACAGCAGTAACACTACCGAATGGAACTATGACCAAGATCAGATATGCTCAAGGTCTGTTTATGATGATAACTAGCGGTAGTGCTAATACTGTATGGACATCGCAAGATGGTATCAATTGGACTAACAGGACATTTGCTACCAGCGATACGAGAGCATTCCCATTCTTTGGTGATCCAAACAATGTACCAAGCTGGATAGTTCTACCGTCGAGTGCTACTACTACAGGTATCATAGCAAAAACTGGTGCTACTGCTACAGGCAGAGTTTTAGTAACTAACAACAGTATTTCTCAAACTAGAATCGTTGAACCTGGTTCGGGATATCCGTTCGGATCTGTAACTAACGTAGGACCTACAACAACTATCACAGTAACCAGCGTATCAGGAACTACTATAACCACTTCAACAAACTTGACTACTGCTGGTATACTATCAGATCAACCTATAGTATTCAGCGCAGGATTAGGCAATATCGTCGGCGGCAGTACATATTATGTGTTAACGGCTAGTGGCACATCGATGACTATTAGCTCTAGCTTACAAGGAACTGCTTTCACTGTAGGCACAGCATCTGGTACTATCACTGGTACTACTGCTAGCGTGATCAAAGTTGATCAAACTGATAATCTAGTCAATGGTCAACCTGTGAACTTTACCAATTTAGCTGCGGTTGGCTTGTCTACTAATAAAGCATACTATGTGATCAGCGGTAGTATCACTACTACCAGCTTCAGAGTTTCACAAAATACAGTATCTTCGACAGCGGCAACGCTGACCACACCAGCATCTAGTTTGGTGAATGCTTTTTATAACGCAGGCGGTGCTATAACTATAACTGATCCGAACCGTGTGTTTGCTGCCCCTATACAAGTAAGAGCTGGATCTAGTGTATTGGCTAATCCTACATTTAC